CCAAAGGCCCCCCCCCCCGTAAGGGGGGGGCCTGAAGTGTCCCAACCCGATGTGGGCTTGACGTCCCAATCTTTTTTGGCGTAGAAATCTGGAGCAAACTGAAATGGCAAAATCGAAGAACTTCCAATCCTCAACCGACCGGCAAAAGCCCACATCCATCGTCCGCAGCGGCACGGCCGCCCCCCAATGGCACATCACCCCCGGCACGTTCATCGCGGGGCAGGAGGAGGTCGACAGCCTCGACCTCGTGGCGATCGAGATGGAGCGGAAGTGGGGATCCGGCCGCCTGCGCCTCCTCGTCCCGCAAGACTTGCGCGAGAAGTTCGATAGGCAAAGATACCTAACCAATCAGGCTATCTGGCACGGGGGCCTCGAGGACGTCCGCCAGCAGTGCCGTCGCATGGTGTCGGCGTGGAGGGCTCTGGATCGCGCTGCGGAGGCCGCTGGCGGCAAAGTCGTCGAGCCCGTGGTCTGGGAGGTCACGGGCAAGTCTGGGGCCGTGTACGCCCTCGTGCGCTCATTTGACGACGCGCGGCTTGTCCAGCCCGATGGGAGGCAGGTCGTGGTGTACTCCCTCGACGAGATTGCGACCCTCCTCGATGGCTACCCGGAGATCGCCAAGGCCAAGGCCGTCTTCCCCGGCGCGTCGGTCGAGTACGTGCGTCGGCACGTCGGCGACCCGCTCGACGCGCTGCCGGACAGCCTCGCGCCGATCGACGAGTTGCCGTTTGACTAAATTCGGAAGAACAGGGGGTCTGATCCAATAATGTTCCGCGCATTGAAAATTTTCGGAACATTAAAACATTTTTGCAAAAGTCGCTTGACACGCGACCAGCGGTCGGCATATAAGGGGTCATCGAAGACGCAAACAGGAGATACGCAGATGACCATCTCGACCAGCACCAACATCCACGGCGTGACGCTCTCCGGCGACGACACGGACACTCGCCTGACCAGCAAGGTGGGCGACTACACCGGCTCGAAGTCGAACCCCTTCGTGACACTGACCCTCACCTGCGGCGGGACGGAATTTCAAATATTCGTCCCGGCTGCAGATCTTGATGCCGCTAATCGCATTTCGCTGGCGATCAACGGCCCGAAAGTTGTCGAGGAGGTCGATCTGGTCGCGGGCGTCAAGGCAATGTGCGGCGAGAAGTACGAAAATGGTTGGTGCGATCTTGTCATCGAAACAATGAGCGACAATGAAATTTCGGAGGTGATCAAGGGCGCGCGCACGGTCAGCGGCGCATTCAAGAAGCTGGGGCAACGCTGGGGTGCGTATGCAGAACGCCGCCGTGAAGTTCAATCTGAAGCATTCTGATCCATAGCGGGGGCTTCGGCCCCCACCCACTCCCTTCCCCAAACAGGAAACAGACCATGAAAATCAACCTCACTCGAACAGACGCCAACGTCGCCGCCGTCAATGCCGCCCTCGCGGACGTCAATGGCAAGGCTTCAGCCTTCGCCATCACGTCATGGGCGCAGGTCATGGAGGTCGCGCAGGAGGCCGAGAGGCGGCTTGAGGCGGCCGGACTGCCCAAGGCGACTCGGAAGGGCGCTGTGGTCGCCTACAGGCCCGCTGGGCCGTCTGCGAAGGCCTACAAGTATGCCGCCCGCTCAACACGGGTCACAATCACTCGCGGGTCGTCAGACTGGTATCTGACCGACGTGCAGGCTGTGAGCGTCTACCCGCGCAGTGTAGAGCAGACCGCCACCAATATCTCGCCCGAGCAGCGGGCCATCATCATCGACCACGCCCTCGAGGCGTTCCGCGTCGTCGCGCCTGTCGCACAGTCGGAGGTGGTGGCATGAAGACCCCCACCATTCACATCAACGGCACGTCTCGACAGGATCTCGTCGAGCAGTACGTGAACGCGCGCTCGGCCCTGCACGAGGCTATAAGGGCCATGCAAGCCACAGCGCCTAATGGCCGGGATTACTATCCCCAAGGACTGCAGGCCATCCACGAGGCGTCTTCTGAGCATCAGGAGCGCTTGTACAAACTTGAAGTGATGGCGGGCGAGATGTTTGACCTCGCTCTCGCCTGCAACGAGGACGCCACATGACCCGCCTCGTTCTCGAACTGCTGGCGCTCGCCAGCGTCCTCACCCTCGTTGCATTGGTGACGCCATGACCAAGGAAGAGTTCAAAGCTATCCGCTTATCGCTGGGCTACAGCCAGCCGGCGTTCGCCGAAGCGCTCGGGATCAAGACGCGCCGGACGATTCAACGCTACGAGGCGGGCGCGCGCGTCGTGCCTCGTACTGTTGTCCTGCTGCTCGAGAGCGTCGGGGCCGTCAAACCCAATAAAAAGGCTGTGACCGTCGGTCCAGACTGACTGTGACCAACGGTGACCATTGGGTGCGACCAATGGTGACTAGTCATGTGACCGATGGTGTCGCGTCCGCCGGTCACCGTTGACGCGCCATGTCGTCGTGATCTAATCTCCCTGCAGCTTCATCGCTGCACGGGGGATTTTGCGCGTGGGTCGAGCCGTCAAGCAGGTCCAGCCAATTGCCCAGAAGCGGCCCGCGCATCGGCCGCCGCGCATTCCGTACACGCCTGACCTTGGCGACAGGATATTCGAGGGCATGGCTGCCGGCCGCGATCTGTCCGACATCCTACGCGATCCGGATATGCCGCCGCCGTCGACTGTTTACGGGTGGATGGATCAGCACCCAGAGTTCCAACGAAAGTGCGCGCGCGGGCGCGAAGCTCTCGCTGAGTACGAGCTAACCCGCGCTCGCAAGCTGGCGGACGCCTGCGACGTCGGTAATGTCGACGTCACCCGCGTCAAGCTCTCGCATCTGCAGTGGCGGATCCCGAAGATCGCGCCGCGCACGTATGGCGACAAGTCGAGCATCACGACCGACACGACGGTCACGGTGAAGCAGGCTCCGCTTGACCTGTCCGCGCTCCCGTACGAGCAGCGGCAGGCGCTGAAGGCTGTTTTAGTCAATCAAATGAAGACGATAGAGCACTCGCCTCATGTAGAGGATGAAGAGTGACCATCGCCCTGCCGCCTCACCTCGAAGGACGGTCCATCCAGGAGACGATCCTCGAGCTGGAGCGGCTTGAGTATGAGGACTCGCTGTACGACTTCACGGTGGCTGCGTGGCCAAACATCGACAGCGCCCCCTTCGCGCATGGTGGGTATGCTCTGCAGGCCATTTGCGAGCATCTGGAGTCATGCGCTGAAGGATACATCCCTAACCTCCTGATCAACGTCCCGCCCAGGTTCTCGAAGTCCACAATCTGCGGCGTCATGTTCCCCGCGTGGGTATGGGCGCAGCGCATGAAGTCCATGTTGCTTGGCCCTGGCGCTCAGTTCCTGTGCGCTGGTTACGCCATGCCGCTCTCGCTTCAGGACAGCGTCAAGTGCCGCTCCCTCATCCAGTCTGACTGGTATCAGAAATATTGGGGTGATCGGTTCGTGCTGGTGGGCGACCAGAATACCAAGACGCGATTCCAGAACGACAAGAACGGTATCCGCAATACGGTGTCGGTTGGTGGCGCAACAACTGGGCTTGGCGGCTCGTACCTTATTGGCGACGATCTGAACAATTCTGCCGACGCCAACAGCGAAGCTATCATCGAGAGCACCATAAACTGGTGGGATACCGCGTGGTACAATCGACTAAATAATTCAAAGCCCGGATTCGGCTGCCGCATCGTCATCGCGCAGCGGTTGAGCCAGGAAGATATTTGTGGCCACGTCCTCGAGAAGCAGATCGGCGACTGGACGCACCTTTGCCTTCCCATGCGCTACGAGCCGGATCGCTCATTCCATACTGTGCTCGTGCCTGGCTGGGCGACTGAAGATGGCGAGCCGATCACATGGAAAGACCCGCGCACAAAGGAGGGCGAACTGCTCTGGCCCGAGCGGTTCGACGAGCAGCAGGTACGGTTGCTTGAACGTACGCTAGGCCCTACGGCTGCGGCCGGCCAGCTTCAGCAGCGCCCCGAGGTCAAGGGCGGCGGCGTCATCAAGCGCGACTGGTGGCAGTTGTGGCCGCATGACGCCTATCCGCCGATGGACCTCGTCGTCGCGTCGCTCGACACTGCTTACACAACCAAGACCGAGAACGACTACAGCGCCCTCACGGTCTGGGGCGTCTTTTCTGGAGCGCCTGAGTCCGGCGTCACGCAGATGCGCGATCGCTACGGCAAGGTCATCGACATGCAGACGAGCAAAGGCAACGCCAGCGACGCTGTGCCGCGGGTGGTGCTGATGGCTGCCTGGCAGGAGCGGCTCGAGCTTCATGACCTCGTCGAGAAGGTCTTGCATACATGCAAGCTTCTCAAGTCGATCGACATCCTGCTGATCGAGGACAAGGCCGCCGGCCATTCCGTCGCGCAGGAAATCCGTCGCCTGTACGGCGCGTCCGACTTCGCCGTGCAGCTGCAGAACCCCGGCGCTCAGGACAAGCTGGCGCGTCTGTACTCGGTCCAGCATTTGTTCGCTGAAGGCCTCATCTACGCGCCTGATCGGTCGTGGGCCGACATGGTCATCACGCAGGTGGCGGCTTTCCCCAAAGCAAAACACGATGACCTCGTCGACTGCGTTAGTTCATCTCTAAACTACCTCCGCACCACCGGCATCCTCATCCGATCGCAGGAGCGGCTCGCTGAGATCGAGGCGACGAAGCTCGACTACAAATCCAATCGCATGGCGGCCGAGCCGCTTTATTCGTGTTAGGGGGGCTGCATGCGCATCCACGCCACTGCCTTCGCTGATGTCATCACCGCCAGCACCGACGACATGCCGGGTCTGTGGGACGTCGAGGTCTACGGCCTCGCCCCGCACGACATCACGATGAAGTTCGAGGTGATGACCTACCACGAGAAAGATGCGTGCGAGATGGGCATCAAGCGGTTCATCGAGCAATACGAATCATGGGCGCGCGAGGTCGGAGCCGATCTGACGCCTGAGCAGAGGTGTAACTAAATGCGCGTGACGGCGACACATCCGACAGCGGAAGAAGACGCTAAGTGGACGGAGCAGCTCCGCGTCAATAATCCTGATCATCCGGACAGAGGGACCAGGGCGCGCATTGGAGATCTTACCACGTACACCAATGGCCGCCTGGCCAAGTGGTATCCAATCTCGACTGCACCACAAGACGGGATGTCCTTCCTTGGCGTCAACGTCGTCTTCATCGCCGTCATGCATTGGGACGAGAAGCGAGAGCTTTTCGTGTGTGATGATCATCGCGATGGCTGGCCCGAGTATTGGATGCCGTTGCCCCCGCATCCAATTTGGGGCGCACGATACGCCGCCCCGACCGACGAAGAGGTGTAACTAACATGGCCGGACTTGTCCCGAGCGGCTTTAATCCCAGCCCCAACCTGCGGCTGGTGCCGACGCTTGGACAAGTGGACGCCGAACCGCAGCAGATCGATCTACCTGAAGTCTCCGTTGCTGTCTCCAACGACAATGGCGACATGCCCGAGTATGACGAGAAGGGCGCGCTCCTCAAGATCAAGCACGCTGACGGCAGCGTCACTGTCTCGGTCGACGGCAAGCCGCTTGTCGATGCGAAGAAGGACAAGCCTGAAGGCTGGTACGCCAACCTCGTTGACGACATCGACGAGATGGAACTGAGCCGCATCGCTGATGACTTGCTGCGTGGCGTGGATGACGACATCGAGTCACGCAAGGACTGGATCGACACGCGCGCCAAGGGCCTCATGATGCTCGGCATCAAGCTCGAGGTGCCGGGCCTTGGCGGGTCGTCTGACGGCGCTCCCGTCGAAGGCATGAGCAAGGTCCGCCATCCGTTGCTTCTCGAGGCTGTCCTTCGCTTCCAGGCTAATGCGCGATCCGAATTGCTGCCAACTGATGGGCCAGTGAAGATCCGCAACGACAACAACAACGCCGACCTGTCGCAGGACCAGCTTGCCAACGCTCTCGAGCGCGACGCCAATCATTACCTGACCAGCACCGCCAGCGAATATTATCCCGATACCGACCGCATGCTGCTCATGCTGGGCTTTGGCGGGACCGCCTTCAAGAAGGTGTACTACTGCCCGCTGCGCAATCGACCTGTCAGCGAGTCGGTTGACGCTGAAGACCTGATTGTCAACGACGCTGCGACTGACTTGCAGAATGCGCGACGTGTCACGCATCGCATCATGATGAAGCCTTCGACCGTCAAGAGGTTCCAGATCCTTGGCGTGTATCGCGACGTTGAATTGGATACGCCAAAGCAGGTTACGCTCGACGCGGCGCAGCAGTTCAAGAAGGACCAGCAGGGCATCGCGATCAATGCGTCGAACCCCGACGATCGCATGCGCGAGATTTACGAGTGCTACTGCGAACTCGACGTGAAGGGCGAGGAACATACGTTGAAGGGCCACGAGACAGGCCTCGAGATTCCGTACCGCGTCACGATCGATGTGTCGTCGCGCAAGGTTCTGTCGATCGTCCGCAATTACGCCGAGGATGACGCGGAACTGCCCGAAGCGCACATGCCGTTCACCAAGTACACGTTCGTGCCGGGCCTTGGCTTCTACGACATTGGTCTTGTCCATATTCTCGGCAACACCACGAACGCCATCACCGCGGCGTGGCGTGAACTGCTCGACGCCGGCATGTACGCCAACTTCCCCGGCTTCCTGATGGCTGACACGGGCGCGAGGCAGAACACCAACATCTTCCGCATTCCTCCCGGTGGCGGCGCTCTCGTCAAGACGGGGGGAATGGCGATCAATCAGGCTGTGATGGCTCTTCCGTACAAGGAGCCGTCTGGCGCGTTGATGTCACTCGTTGATAACATGGCGCAGACCGGCATGCGGATCGGCGGCACGTCCGAGGCCCAGGTCGGCGAGGGCCGGGCAGACGCTCCGGTCGGCACGACGCTGGCGATGATCGAGCAGGCCGCGAAGGTGCTGAACGCTGTTCACAAGCGTATGCACGCGGCGCAGGCTGACGAGTTCCGCAAATTGATGCATTGCTTCAAGGAGCATCCGAACAGCTTCTGGCAAAAGAACCGCAAGCCGACATATCCGTGGGACGAAGCGACGTTCGTGAAGGCGCTTGAGGATTATGACTTGACGCCGCAGGCAGACCCGAACACGGCGTCGCACGGACAGCGCGTCATGAAGATCATTGCACTAAAGCAGCTTCAGGCCGCGAATCCGACCATGTACGACCCGATTGCGATCGACACCGCGGCCATGCAGGCCATGGGTTGGAGCAATCCGCAGCAGTTCTTTGCGCCGCCGAGCGCACAGGCAGCGCCGCCCCCCGAGATGCAGAAGCAGATCGCGGAGATGCAGATCAAGAAGCAGGACGCTGACTCTCGCACGATGACGGCTCAGGCTAATGCAGCGAAGGTGCAGTCCGAGATCACGCAAGGGCCAAACGGCGCGCCGCAGACGACGCCGGCCAACGAGGCTGAGATGATGACCGCGCAGGCCAAGCTGATCGACGCGCAGGTGAAGGCTCGCGGCGCGCCTCCGGAGCCGGGTCCGTCGCCTGTCGACATGATGAACGCGCAGACGAAGGCAATGGAGGCGCAGAACGAGGCGCGCGACCTGGCTGTCAGGCATGCGCAGAACATCCTCGAGGCGCAGAACCATCAGGTGGACGCGCAGTCGAACATCAAGGAAGAGACGATCCGGTTTGCTCACGACGCGCATTCGGACGCGCAGTCGCTGAAGCAGCAGGAACTGGTGAATAAGGGCGAGCAGATCAAGGCGCAGGCCGCCCGTTCGAAACTTGACGCCATGCGGAAGGCGAAGAAGCCATGAGTGTAGCAGCAGACTTTCTGGAGTGGTTGTCGAAGAACGGCGGCAAGGGCCTGATGCGTGATAAGAAGACGGGCCGCATGCTGCCGCGACCGTCTGCGGCGGAGGGCGTGGCCGAGGGTCCGAACTTCGGCGGCCAGTATTCGGTCAAGGGCGGCGAGGGCATGGTGCGTCCGTCTGGTATCGCGGAGGGGCCTGAGTTTGGCGGCCCGTTCACGGCTCGAGGCGAGACGCTGGCTGGTCAGGGCGCGCCGTCAAAGGCGCTTGTGCCGGTTAGGCCGGCTGTTGAACCGCCACCGAACTTCACCATGGTCAATCCACCCGGCACATCTGTCGCGCCTCGTGCGTCGACTGACATCGCGCGGTTCCTCGAGGAGGCTGACGCCGCAGCGGCGAAGTCGGGGGCTGCTGCGTCGCGATGGATCCTGCCGGTGGCGGCTGGGGCTGCGGGGATCGGGGCCGCTGGAGTGTATAATGACCTTGGTCAGCCCGTTCCTTCCGGCGGTCCTCATCACATGCTGTCGGCTGCCGATGCGTATCGTCTCGGGATGGCCAGTCCGCCGGCACCTGAGCCAGTTCCTTCTGGCGGTCCTCATCACATGCTGTCGGCTGCCGATGCGTATCGTCTCGGGATGGCCAGTCCGCAGCGTGACGTTCCCCTTCCTCCTCGGCGTCCGACAGAGTTGCAGCCGGGCCTGATGGACAGGATATTCAACGGCGGCAATTACCAGTCCAACGGGCGGCTTGTCAGCACGCCGACCGATGGCGCTCCAATCAACTGGGGCGATAACGATCGTGCGTCAGACTTCTTTCGCGCTGACCGTGAGTTGCAGGCGCGACGTGGGGCTGGCGAGGACATGGGCTTTGCCCGAGGCGGTATGCCGACCGCGCACGAGCAGGCGCTGCATAAAGCCATGCACATCATTCACCATCTGGTAACGCGCCGATGAAGAAATACTCGCCCACCGAGCAGGCTTTGCGGATTGCGCGCAACACGTTTGCGGGCGGCGGCGAGGCTGTGAAGAAGGCCATCAAGGCCTATCACGGCTCGCCGCATAATTTCGACAAGTTCGACTTGTCCAAGATCGGCACGGGCGAAGGCGCGCAGGCTTACGGGCATGGGTTGTATTTCGCGGAGAATGAGAAGGTTGCGGATGGTTATCGGAAGGTTCTTTCTCCACCAGATAGGCAGCGCGATGTGTCAACGTCTGTCGGCCCGTTGAGCGATGCGTTGAATCAATTCAGAGACACCAACCCGACTGCATTTCGAGGCGCATTAGAATATCATGTGCGCCAAAGTTATAAGCCGCCTGAGCAAGCGACGGCGATGATCAAAGATGAATTGCAGCGCACGATTGCAAATTATGAAGGTGGCCATATTCCAATGGACAAGGGATATGATGACGCAAAAGCTGCCATGCATTTCATAGACAATTATAATCCAAAAGTGACCCCGCAGACGCGCGGCGGCCATATGTACGAGGCCAACATCAACGCTGACCCAAAAAATTTCCTAGATTGGGATAAATCGGTGAGTAAACAGAGTGATTATGCCCGATCTAATATTCTCAATGCCCTTAATGCCAGAGTTCCAGACAGCCCGAATGCACAAAACATGCTGCGGAATATACCTAGAGGTTACCAATACTCTGGCAAGGAGGCATATAAAGCGTTGCGTAACCCTTGGGATAGAAACGATGTAGATGCCACTAACGCCCTCCGTGAAGCTGGCATCCCCGGTATCAAGTACCTAGACCGAGGCTCCCGCGCCGCTGGCGACGGCTCCCGCAACTACGTCGTGTTCGACGACAAGATCATCGACATCGCCAAGAAGTACGGCATCGGCCTGCCGGCAGCCGCCGCGCTGTACCAGACGATGAACCCGGACAGCGGTCAGGCGCAGGCGGCGACCGCTTCAGCGCCGGTAGCAGCGCCGAACGCCTCGCAGGCCAGCGGCTGGAACGCCGGACCGTCCGTGCCGCAACAGCAGACCGGCATTGGCGCGGTGTCGCGGCAGTTGAGCGACTGGGGCGAGCGCACCGCTAGCGACGTGGGGGACGTCGCCAAGTACGTCTACAACAATCCCGGCCAGACCTATGATATGGCCAAGCAGGCCGCGATCGACGCCGCCAAGTGGGCGTACAACAACCCCAGCGAGGCTGGTGGCAAGGCCGCCGAGATGGTCGCCAGTGGCATTCCCAAGTTCGTCCCGAGCGGCCTGTGGGGGCCGTCAGGCCTCCTGAACCCCGACCCAGCCAACGGCGGCGAGGACACCGACGCGCTGATCGCTCGCCTGAAGGCTAAGCAGTCTGAGCAAGGGCAGCCCGACCAGACGTATCAGGGGTATGCTCATGGCGGCCCGGTCGCGCTCGCCAAGAGTATTATCAAGGTAGGTAATAACACCTACTCGCCGCAGGAAATCCGCGCCGTGCTGCAGAAGATCGCCAGCATGGGCATCAACAAAGACAAGATCCTCGCACAAATCACGCCGCGTGAGGCTGCGATCCTGAAGATGCACGGCGGGTCCGGCCGCATCAACCCCCGCACTGGCCTGCCGTCCTTCGACGATGGCGGCGGAGGGGGCGAAGGCGGAAGTGAGGGCGGCGGCGGAGGGAACGAAGGCGGAAATGAGGGCGAGGGTGGCTACGGCAACGAGGGAGACAGCCTCGGCAGTAATGAAGCCCCTGGAGAACAGAGCCAAAGCCAGCAGGATCAGCAGGATCAAAGTCAGTACAGCTATAACCCATCTGATCAGTATGGCGCTGACTACATAGGGCCTGGCTACAGCGGTGCCAATTCGGATCAGGGGAGCCTGTTTTCCACGTCCGCGTATGACGACAACAGCATGCCCAGCATGAATAGCATCAACTCGAATTTTAATAGCGTGAACGATGCGTTGGTTGCTGCGCTGAACGCGACTGCGCCTCCGGACGCGCAATGGGGTCAGGTCAGCACTGCGCCGGCGGCCCCATCGGCCCCGTCTGCGCCGCCCGTCGCAGCGCCCGTGGCTCCGTCTGCGCCGTCTGTCGCGCCGTCCGCGCCTGTGGCTGCGCCTGACCCGGTCAGCGCCGCGCGGTCCGTCGCAGCGCCCGTGGCTGCGCCTGACCCGGTCAGCAACCCGTCTCCTGCGTCGGCCGCCCCAGCGATGCAGAACGCAAATCCATCTTATGTGGATCAAACAATCGACCATGTAAGCCCTAACGATTTGACGTTTTCCGCCCAGCCGGACCCCGATATGGCTGCCATCTCGCAGAACCACAACATCACCGATATGCTGGATGCGGATGCGGCGGCGGTTGCCGCAAGGGGCGCGGAAGCGCGGGCAGCAGAAGCGTTGGCGCATGACGAAGTGAGCCAGTCTATCGGTCCAGCTAATGCACCTTTTGGCGCATTCAGCACGTACGGGGCGGTTACACCGGACAGTACGCCGACCCCGACGCCTGATAGTACGCCGGCCCCAACATCTACACAGACCAATGCAGCCCCGTCCCCGTTCGGGTCTGGGCTATCGGCTATCGGAAGTGCATTGGGCGACTTTTTCAGTGTTGGCTCCGCCAAGGCCAGCGAAGCCAATACTCCCGCCAGAACGGGTGAACCCACCGACGCTGAAATATCTGCTCTGTTCAATAGCGCGCCCATCAACAACGGTCCTGTCGTCAATACCACTAACGCTCCCATTCTGGATGTGTTTGGGCGATCCGACCAGCCGGTAAGTAGTTCTGGTTTCGGCTCTGTGGGTGCGGCGTCAAACAATGCCGGCGGGATCGGGACTGGCACAGCCGGCTCTGCCCCCGGAACAGCGCCCGGTTCAAGCACAGTCGGCACTGCCGCAACTGAGCAGGCGGCCACGTCTGGCAGCCCCGCATCTCAGGGTGTTGGAATAGGCGCGGGGGCGCAGGGCATGGCCTCCAGTCTGATGGGATCGCTGTTTGGCGGTGCCACCAGCGCCGAAGCTAATACAAATCCAACGCAGCAGTTCACCACAACACCCCTTACAGTCAGTGCAGCCACAGCGCCTGCAATTGGAAGCGTACCACTAGGTGCATTCGGCGGGGCGTCTAATGCATCAGGGTCGACAACTAATCAGGATCGCGCAATCGAGGCGGCGCAGATCGCCGCGCGTAATGCGCAGCGTAATAACTTTTCGGGCATCAACTACGACGCACAAACCCTCAACGCACCAATTCCGACGCAGCGCGGTCTGTCCCAGCAGACGTATGCCGACCAGTTGGCGTTGGCTCGCACGATCATTGGCGAGCATCGCGCCGTAAATAGCGCAAGCCAGGCGGACATTGAGGGGCAAAATTCGCTCGCTCAAGCAGCCGTAAATCGCGCCATAGCGCAAGATGGCATTGGCGTGCGGGGCGGCCCGGCAGCACGCGGATCCGTAGCCGGCCAGACGACAGCGCGGAGCCAGTTCTCCTGGATGACAAATGCTGGCGACCCATCGCACGCAAACCGCAATGCGGTGGCATCGGCGGAGCGCAATAATTCGCAAGCGTGGCAAAACGCCATGGCTCAAGCGGCGGACGTTATCAGCGGGCAGGCGGCCAATCAGATCGGCCCCTCGACTATGTATCGTACGCCTGTCTCGCGGCCGGGCTGGGCGAACACGCTTCCGATATACGGTAATAGTGGCCCGCATGTCTTCCACACGAACCCTGCATCTGTAGCGCGCATCGATCAAGCGCGGAACGCTAATCCAGACTCTTTGTTTGAGGCCAATAACCCCCCACTCCGCGCATCCGGCGGCCGCGTCGGGTATGATGATGGCGGAGATGTGCCTTTGCGTGACGAAGACACGTATGGGAGAGACACGTCTGCGGAAGACGTCGCCCGTGCGATAGCTCTGAGTAAGACTGTAAACGACAGTCTTGCGCAGACCCAGCCAACTCGCGAAATACAGCCAGATTTGATGAGCTCCGCTGCAGGTGAGGCTCCTGTTGGATCTGATATCACGTGGGACGAGTTCAACCGCCCCATGCGTAATGGTCAGCCGATCCAGTATGATCGTCGTCCGAGTGTGCTTCCGCTAACGCGCAATGATCAGGGCGGAATTGATTTTGCCATGCCGCGCATTGCGGACATTGCTGGTAACATTATGGGCGGCGTAGTTGCGCCCGTCACGGCTCGAGCCGGGCAGGCTGTTCTGGGGTCTGGTCCGGTGCGTAGGGCACTGGAAGTTGCGGCCAGTAATACGCGGCCCGTTGCTCAGGCTGCTCGAGAACTGTCCCCGCTTGGCCTCTACAGCCACGGCGCTGAGACGGCGGCTGGCTTGCCGCAGGCCAAGGGAACGCCAGAACAAATGATTGCAAACCTTCGCCGTGCTTCCGTGAAACCTGAAGAACTTTATACTTCTGGCATCGCTGACGAAACAGCTACGCTTGCCAAGCGCACAATGATTGAGAGCGAGTACGCCCCGAAGGTTGAGGCTGCCAAGCAGGCGATGGAGGGACTAGTGCCGGGGACGCCTGAGTTTAAGGCGGCTGAACGTCAGTTCAAGAACATCAGCAGCTCTATGCGTTCTGAAATGGATAACGCAATGGTCTTGCATCCTGACTGGGCTTCGCGCCCCAGCGTCACCCGCGAAGAACTTGCGAAGCACTTCAATGAGCGGATGCCACAGATTGATGAGACGGTGTTGGGTGGTCGCGGTAAACCTGAAATGGATGAGGCGGCAAAACAAAAATGGATTGAAGATCGGGCGGCGGAACGCGCATACAATTCAGGTGATATAGAAAGAATTAGAGATTGGCGGGATGCTTCGAATGAAGTTCGCGATTGGCATCTTGATGAAGCAACATCTTATTTTAATGAATTGATGGCAACTAGCCCTGATTTTGCAGGTAGATTTCAAACAGTTGGAGCAGGAGGCGCAACAAAATTCCAACAATACACATTGCCCGGCGGCGAGAACTACCGCGAAGTGTTGTTGAAGTTAAACAGGCCACAGGCGAAGGTTGTAGAGCTTGAAGGCGGCGGCGGACGATGGGGCGTCCAAATGCCCGACGGAACAATAACTTCCCGGTATTATGAGAAATTTGATGCTGAACAAGCTGTTCGCTTTGACGCTCAAAAAGCCGGAGTTACGTTTACAGACCCTCACTGGGACGACCCCGACGTCCTCGCGCATCTTCGTCTTAGCGACCGTGTCGGACCGAACGGTGAGAAGATCCTGCATGTCGAGGAGGGCCAGAGCGGCTGGGGGCAGAAGGGGAGGAAGGAGGGGTTTAAGCAGCAGCCCGATCCGGCAAAGGAAAAGCCGTTGCTTGAGGCTCAACAAGATACGCAATTTGCGTGGGAAAAAGCTCGCTCTGATTTCCTCAAAGCGCATGAGGATTACACACAAGGCTTGCGTAATAGATATGAGCAAATGGCTGAGAGATGGGGCGTAACTCCTGAACAAGCAGCCGCTGATAATGCAAAATCTCTGCAAGAATGGAAAGACATGCCAATGAGGCAAAAACTTTCCAACGCTCAGAGTGAGTTTATGCGTTCTGAAAATCCTGCTGAATTACCGCATTACGCGCAGCGCGATGCAGAGGTTGCCGCAGCACAAAAAAGGGACGAAGCCAGAAACGCTTTGATTGCCTATCAAAAGTCGATTGATACAGGCATCCCCACCGCCCCCTACGTCACCAGCACACAGGGCTGGACTGACCTCGCCTTGAAGCGCGCCCTGCGTGAGGCGGCTGAAGGCGGGTATGACAAGCTTGTCTGGACGCCGGGTGCGGAACAGGCGAAGAGGTATAGCTTGAGCAATCAGGTTGATCGGCTTCAGTACATTAAAAATGATAATGGAACTTACGCGGTTATCCCATACAAAAATGGGGAGCCACTCCATCGAATTGAGCGCGACAATATCCCAGAGAAAGAACTTGAGTCACTATTTGGCCGAGATGTCGCTGAGAAGATGCGAGCTTATGAAGGCGATGTTGACGGCAACGCCCGTTCTCTTTCGGGACAAAACCTTGAAGTCGGCGGTTCCGGCATGAAGGGCTACTACGACAAAATCTGGCCGAACCAGTTGGGCAAGCTGGTGAAGAAGCTTGATCCGGAGGCTAAATTTGAACAAACAAAAATATCCACAGGTGATGACACCATCACATCTCGTGGTGTCAGCCACGCACAATTTTACACCATGACACCTGAACAACGACGCGCTGCAATTGAGGCGTCATCGCCTCCATCAGTGTCTGTCCCCTCCCTCACCATCACCCCCAAGATGCGCGAGAGCATCCTGCGCGGGCAGCCGCACATGGCCGACGGCGGCTCCGTCGATGTCGACAAGGCCCTGCAGGTCGCGCGTGGTTATGCAGACGGCGGGGGTATTGATGCCGATCAGCCGCCCGAGCCAACATGGACCGACCGGCTGTCGAGCCTCGCGCAACAATTTAACCCCATTGGAAGCGCCGAAGCTGGGACGCTGAACACAATCGCGAAGGCCGTGAGAGCCGCCAAGGGCGTAGTGCCGAAGGTGGCGGAGGAGGCTGCGCCAGCAGTGAAGAGCGCCCCGCAGGCAATAACCAAGACCGGCGCGGACCTCATCGCTAAAGATCCACTGGCTGCTGAAGTGAAATTGTCTGAGCGTGGTTTAGGCGGGACGCCTGAAGGGATGCGCGTCAAAGACGTTGAATATAAATACGTTCCAAATAATACGGCCGAGCCGTGGAAACCATTCAATCCAGAAGACATATATAAAGAGCGCGGCTATGTTACTCCGGCAGTTGGAGACAAAACTAGAGCTGGCGCGGATTTGATTGAAGTAAATGGAGTGAAGGTTACCGAACCATTTAATTTGGGTGGGGGAGGTGAATTTTCCAGAAACAACCCACTGGCGTGGGCGTCAAGGCCGGCGGCAGTTAAGGGTATGTATACCGGCATAAAAAAGGGGGATGTTCCGGAAGGCTCTCCTATTTTTATGAGCCATACAATTATGGGTGACTACCTCAATCCGCCATCATCTAGCGACTCTACCCAAATGATGGCGAAGGCCATCCTTCGACAGATCAACCCCACTTTGGGTAAAATTGACCCGAAAGCTGCTGAGAATTACGATGATTTTGTTCGTAATATAGCGAAGGGAAAATATAAAGATTGGCCCGGTATACTTAATCCAGAAGACGCAGAAAGATATCTTGCGACAAAAGAAGACGGCACCAGAACCAGACTTATAATGCAGGCGCTGGACACTGCTAAGAGACAAGCTGGGGGACTTCCTAACATTGGGGCGGCGCGCGCGGCGTTGATGGAGCCGCGTTTATTGACATCTAACAATTTGTCCTCTGGATTCTCGATCTCCGAATTAGACCCAATGCTCAGGACCGGAAAAACCGTTCACGATACATACCCGGTTGGTATGTTGGGTAAATATAGAGGCGGAACCGAATATCAGATCCCTGGTCAGCTTATGTTTCCAGAATGGTGGAAGGGAACAGGTAAAATAACACAGCCACAAGGGTATGTTAGGTCACTTATGACTCAAATGCCGGTTCAAAAAGCCACGCAAGAGTGGCTCGATAACATCATGCGTCACACTGAGCGCAGCGGCGCAAAGTGGGGTTATCGCCTCGGGGGTAGTGTGTAGTCAAATATCTGTCCTACCGTCGCCATAACGGAGTTAAATGTGTTTGCAATTTTAGGGTCTGTAAAATCGAATACTTCGCAGGAGTACACGAGAGTGATGACCGCATCCATTATGTTGTTGTACAGCCTATCCGCCACATCCGGGGTTAGATACTCGGTGTCGTCACCAATGATGTGTTCGTCTTCCATTTCCCATCTCCTCATTTGCCCACCGAACATATCACAGAATGTCAAATAATCAACCCCACACTCGAGGACACTGACATGGCCGGAGCATGGACCAGAAAAGAAGGCCAGAACCCGGAAGGCGGCCTGAACGCCAAGGGGCGCGCATCCGCCAAGGCCGAAGGTCACCACCTGAAGCCGCCAGTGAGTTCAAAGCAGGCCGAGCACAGCCCTGCGGACGCACAGCGTCGCGAGAATTTTCGCACCCGCATGTGCGGCATGAAGGAAAAATTGACGTCCGCCAAGACGGCGCACGACCCCAACAGCCGGATCAATCTCGCGCTGAAAAAGTGGGACGTAAAATGTTGAGATTCAGCTCGTCGCCCAGCGATGCTGTGCAATTCCCATGGGTAGCCGGGACGCCGGCAAGGAGTGACTCCAATGTCTGAAGCATCTGTCGCCGCGCGAGCGGCCATGAAAGCCAAGGCCAATCGCCTTGTGCAGCATAACAACGGTAAGGTCGACGCGACGTCTGGCGACCTCCCGAAGGCCTTCGACGCGACGCCCAAGACCGGCCAGCGGCCCGTCACCAAGGCCTATGCGTCAGGCGGCAAGGTCCACGGCGAGGAAGCCCACAAGCGCGCCGACCGCATGCCTCGCAAGAAGCGCGAGGATGGCGGCAAGGCCGACGCGGCTGAAGATAACGCCACCACGTCCGCCGAGTATCGCAAGCGCCTCGAGGCGGCCCAGAGCGGCAAGAGCGAGGAAGCGTCCGAGCGCAAGCGCGGCGGCCGCACCGGCAAGATGGGCGGCGGCCCCCTCATGGCGGCTAACGCCCGCGCAGGCGCTGCGCAGCTGCTCGGCGAGAACCGCGCAGGTGTCCCGGCAGGCCTGATGAACTTCACCAAGAAGCAGGGCACGCCACTGCCTGGCTCCAAGGCTGGCGGCAAGGTCGAGAAGCACGAGGACGCCGCTGAAGACAAGAAGCTCATCAAGTCAATGGTCAAGAAGGAAGACCTGAAGCGCCGTGCATCTGGCGGGAGAAACGAAAGCGGCGAGCCGACCATGGAAGAAATCCATGGGAGCAAGGCAGATTGGCGGAAGGTCGGAGATAATGTTTATGGTCCTCGGCCAAAGCCTACTCCAAAACCGGCTCCCGTACCTTCTTCTGAAGAGTCTACCGAAAAACGGTATGGGGGTCGCACCGCCCGCAAGCACGGCGGCCGCACGGGCAAGACCGCAGTCAATATTGTTATCGCCACAGGCAAGCACCCGGCTGACGCGATGGGCGGTCCCGGCGCACCCCAGATGATGGGACATCCGATCCCGCCGCAGATGCAGCCGCCTGCGGGCGGTCCTCCCGGCGCTGGCGGGCCGCCCATGATGCCGCCCGGCCTTCCTGCGGGCGGCCCTCCGATGCCGCCTCCGGGCATGCCCATGGGCCGCAAGCGTGGCGGCCGCACCAACTACCCGATTGACACGGGCGCTGGCGGTGGTCAGGCGCGGCTGGATAAAATCAAGGCCTACGGGATGACCCAGAAGTAATCGGGCCGGATTGGTATACGGGCCGATAACAACGGCGGGGAAGGGTTCTGCGTTTCCCCGCCGATTACCATCAAGGGGAACACTATATGCTGACCTACGAATCCCATTTCGAGGAGAAGCTGAAGCGGTTGATTGAAGATGCAATAGATCAACTCAAAGAGAACTTGACGCATAGCATCACAATTCCAGACCTTGCTCACTACAAGGAAATCGCAGGGAAGATCGCCGGCCTGCGCACGGCGATGGATCTTTGCGACGAAGCCAACAAGCTCGCGCAGGAACACTAACCTAAGGGGAACTACCTATGCCAGTCATGAAAATGCAGCACGACAAGGATCCGAAGACGGACATCATCGACAAATTGGGCGACCTGTCCGACTTCGACGTGATGGATAATCGCGCACTTTTGGCGATTTACGTCCGGCCCAAGAAGACGGCGGGCGGCATCATGCTGACCGACAAGTATGTCGACGAAGACAAGTTCCAGGGCAAGGCCTGCCTTGTCGTCAAGGCCGGCCCGCACGCCTACTCGCCGGAGCCCGGCTCGCTGTTCGAGACTTCGGACATCAATGTCGGGGACTGGGTGATCGTTCGAGCCTCGGACGGCATGAACATCTCCATTCGCGGCGTCGAGTGCAAAATTATCCGTGACGACGTGACGATGATGCGGATCCCGCAGCCTGACGAGATTTGGTGATGGAGAAAATCATGGAAAATACGCCCGAAGTCGAGGAAATCGAGGTTATTCCGACCGCTGAAGCAGCGCTGGCACCCCTCGACGCCGCCTCGGAAGTCCCGCCAGAGGTTCTCGAGCTTAAAAAACAGCTTGAGGACGAGAAAAGGGCGCGCATGGAGGCCGAAACACGCGCCCGTGAGGCGTCCAAGCAGGCGTTCGTCGCCAAGAATGAGACTGAAGACACCCAACTTCACCTCATCAAGAGCGCGATCGACACCGTCAAGCGCAATAACGAGCAATTGCGGAGCGCCTATGCGTTCGCCATGTCAAGTGGCGAGTACGAAAAGGCTGCCGCGATCCAGGAAGACATCGCCACCAACGCCTACCGGCTGCAGGAGCTGGATAAGGGCCGCGATGCGATGGAAAACCGGCCCAAACAGGCCCCGCCGACCGATCCGGTCGAGGCTTTGGCGTCCCAATTGACGCCACGGAGCGCAGATTGGGTGCGAAAGCACCCGCAATGTGTGACGGACACCCGCCTCAACCAGAAGATGATCGCCGCCCACAATATGGCGATGGCTGACGGGCATACAGCCGACACGGACGATTACTTTGCGGCCGTCGAGGGGCTGATGGGGCTGAGAAAGCCAGCGCCTGCGCCTGTCGAGGAAGACGACAACCCGTTGTCCGAAGCCGCAGCGCCAGCGCAGCCTCGTCGGAGCGCGCCGCCGCCGGCCGCCCCGCCGACACGCGCGTCGACCACCAGCAGCAACCGCGCCATTCGGCTGTCGGAGGCTGAACTTGAGATTGCGGAGATGAACAACATGACCCCGCAAGAGTACCACGCCCAGAAACTTCGCATTGCGGCTGAATCCCGCAAGATGAATTGAGGAGAACACCATGATTGAAGAAAACACTGGCCGCGCCGCCAATCTCGCCAAGGCCCGCGCCGCTCGGGCCGCCAACCGCGAAAAGGCCCGCATCGAGGCTGAAACCAAGGCAGAAGTGAACAGCTACGGCGTGTCCGAAGCCTTGATGGCGACGCCGGCCAAGCGGTCGTCGACTGTCCCCCCCGACTTGCAACAGGCATCGCCTACTGCAGCACGTCCGGCCATGTCGTCAGCCGAAGCATCCCGTGAACGCGCCCGTCGCAGGTCTGCGGAAGTGCGCGAGAACATCGGCGACCTCGATCAGGGGCTCGACGAGTTCTACATCGACCCGCGCATCATTCCCGAAGGCTGGTCCTACGAGTGGAAGATGAACACCGTGCTTGGTCAGCCCAATCCGGCCTACCAGGTCCAGTTGCAGCGCATGGGCTGGGATTGCGTGCCGGCCGAGCGGCACCCGGAGATGATGCCGGCCGGCGACAAGCACTTCACCATCGAGCGCAAGGGCATGGTGCTGATGGAGCGGCCGGCTGACCTCACTGAAGAGGCCAAGAATATCGAAAAACGCCGCGCCCGCCAGCAAATCCAGAACAAGCAGGAGCAGCTTGGTCAGGCGAAGCCGGGCGAGTTCGATCGCAACAACAAGGACACGCCGCTGGTCAAGATCAAGACCGGCTACGAGCCCGTGCAGATACCGAATTAAGCCTCACTTGACACTCCTCCCGAGATGTGTATTTTAGGAATATACGCCCCTCTCGGGAGGGGTTTAGTCATCACCCGGTCCTGAACTGCCCCGGCGCGCAGCGATGGCCTTCCTGAAAAGGGAGCCATTGCTATGGCTAACACTTCGAGCCCGTTCGGCTTTCGTCAGTATCGAGGCACCGGCTCTGCTCCGACTTATGAGCAGGCCGAAATGCAGATCGCCTACAACAATTCCACCCCGATCTATTCCGGCGACGCGGTCATTCCGCTCTCGACCGGCTACATCGCGCAGGCCACCGCCTCCACGGTCGCCATGGCCGGCATCTTCGTCGGCTGCAAATATCTCTCCACCTCGCAGAAGCGCACCGTCTGGTCCAACTACTGGCCCGGCAACGACGTCGCTTCGGGCAATGACGTCACCGCTTATGTCATCAACGACCCGAACGCGCAGTTCCTCGTGCAGGCTGGCGGCACCAACATCGGCTTCGCCAACATCGGCGAGTACATCCAGTTGAACGTCGGCACCGGCAACTCGTCCACCGGCATCAGCGGCATGTATGTCGAAAGCCCGGCCACCACGGTCACTCTTCCGTTCATCGTCCGCGGCATCGTGGCTGACCCGCCCGGCACCAACGGGACGCTCATCACGGGGGCGTATAACTACGTCATCGTCGGCTTCAACAACGCTCTGACCCGCACCAACGGTGCTGGCCCGACCGGCATCGCGTAAGGAGCCTAGATCATGGCCGTCAATCTTTCATCCATCAAAGATCTGCTCCTGCCGGGCCTTCGTGGCATCGAAGGCAAGTACGAGCAGATTCCGCGCCAGTGGGACAAGATCTTCACGAAGCACACGTCGAAGATGGCCCTCGAGCGCACCGCCGAAATGCGGTTCCTCGGCTACGCCCAACTGAAGACGGAAGGCGGTCAGACCTCCTTCGACAATTCGGCTGGCGAGCGGTTCGTCTACAACCAGGAACACATCGAAATCGGCCTCGGCTACGCGATCACCCGCAAAGCCATCGACGACAACCTCTACAAGAGCCAGTTCGCCCCGTCGAACCTCGGCCTCATGGAGTCCTTCAACCAGACTGAAGAACTCTACGGCGCGAACGTCCTCAACACCGCGCAGACCTACAACAGCGCGATCGGCGGCGACGGCGTGGCTCTCTGCTCCGCCTCCCACCCCATCGACGGCGGCACCGTCGCCAACCAGCCGGCCATCCAGGCCGACCTGAACGAGGCGACCCTGCTCAACGGCATGATCTCCATCCGCACCAACTTCCGCGATCAGGCAGGCCTCAAGGTCTTCGCCCGTGGCCGGAAGCTCATCGTGCCGCCGCAGCTTGAGCCCGTCGCAATCCGCCTCTTGAAGACGGAACTGCGCCCCGGCACCGCCGACAACGACACTAATGCGATCCTGATGACCGCTGGCGGTCTGCCGGAAGGCTACATGGTCAACGACTACCTGACCTCATCCTACGCATGGTTCCTGCTCACGAACATCGACGGGCTCTCCTACATGGAGCGTGTCAAGTTCGAGACGGACATGCAAATAGATTTTACCACCGATAACCTCCTTGTCAAAGGATATTCTCGTTTTAGTTTCGCCTACTACAACTGGCGTGCTATCTACGGTAGCTTCCCAACTACCTGATATTGCTGGTTTCATCGGAACGATAACTTGAAATGAGCACTTTACATTTAAAATCCAATGTTGTAGGTTTCTCTCTGCCGACAATGGCAAGGGGAACTTACGATATGGTTGAGAATGGCAAATGCTCATACGAAGACATGGCCGAAGTACTGTCCTACGATCCCAACACGGGTATATTCACGTGGAAGGTGACCGTAAATTCTAGGGCGAAGGTCGGCTGCCCCGCTGGAATGTCGCAGCGCATGAAGAACGGGAAGTTTTATTCCTCGATCACTTATCGTGGAGTAAAATTCTCCAGCGCACAGGTAGCGTGGCTTTTGCACAACAAGGAATGGCCGGATCGCACTGTCTTCTACATCGACGAAGACACCACCAATCTTCGGATTTCAAATTTGAAGTTGGCTGATCGCAAGGCCAATAAGGTCGTGAGCGAAGACGGAAAAGTCAGCTACCGCATGGACAAAGAGCAGTCCCGCAGTTACGGCCTTATGCGTTACTACGGGATGTCTTATACTGAGTATGCCGAGAAGTACGCCGAGCAGAAGGGTGTTTGCGCAATCTGTGAAAGACCCGAGACTGCAAAGGTTCCGGGGCGCAAAACGGAACATGTCCAACACAGCACCCGTGATCTTTCAGTAGACCATGACCATAAGACGGGTGCAATCCGAGGCCTTTTGTGCAACAATTGCAACCATATGCTTGGCGCTGTGAACGATAGCCGGGAACTTCTGTTGTCTGCCATCAAATACCTCGACAAGCATTCCGACAAATCATCCGAGCGGCCTCTGTTGGCTGTCGTTAACAAGGAGACCCTCTGATGTCCATCACCGCCTTCGCCGGTCCGGTCATCTCTTTCGGCCAGAGCCCCTACGCTGGCTCCGAGTACAACAAGGATCTTGGCCCGTCGCTCTTCTACGCGGGCGACGGCATCCTCGACCCCCGCAGCCCATTCACGTATGTTCCGGGCTCTGGCGCTAACCAGCCGGCGGCCGGCTTCCTCGGCACCGCCTACATCAACACGCTGAACTACCAGCCCTACGCCAAGGGCGTGGCGGCGATCGCGGCTGCTGCCAACGTCGTCAGCGGCACGGCCATGACGCTGGTGTCGTCTGCCTCGACGACCACGGGCGTCTCGGTCAGCCAGTATTGCATCAATGCGGCGACTGGCGCGCTTGTCAGCGGCCTCATCATGCTGGACGGCTACGCGAGCTTCACAGGTGTCGTGGCGGCTGGCGTACTGACTGTCAGCGCCCTGACCGGCACGGTGACGCCGGGCATGGTCATCGCCGGCACTGGCGTCACGACTGGCACTTATGTGTCATCTCAGTTGACTGGCCCGACTGGCGGCGCAGGCACCTACACGGTGGTCGGGTCGACGACTGTCAGCAGCACCACGATCACAGGCTCGACCTCGAGCCCGGTGACTGGCAACTCGCCGCTTCGCTTTCCGTTCGGCAACACCGGCCATGTCTGCCCGTGGAACCCGCAGGCCCTGTGCGCTCGCACGGTGGCTGTGACCGGTTCCTCGTCTGCAACTGGCGGTAATATCACGGTCGCTGGCTATGACATTTACGGTTATCCGATGACCGAGACGATCGCGGCACCGGCCGGCGCGACGCAGGTCGCTGGCAAGAAGGCGTTCAAGTACATTGCGTCGGTGACCCCGGCCTTCACGGACGCCCATAATTACTCGATTGATACACTGGACGTGTTTGGCTTCCCGATCCGGTCAGACTTTTACGGCGACGTCAGCGTCGACTACAACGCCACGAAGATCACGGCCTCGACTGGCTATCTGGCGGCTGTCACCACCAGCCCGGCGACTGCTACGACCGGCGACGTGCGCGGCACTTACGCGGTGCAGTCTGCGGCCGACAACACCAAGCGACTGTTTTTCTATCAGTCGCCGGAACTCTCGAACATTGGCAGCGTCGCTGGCCTGTTCGGTGTCACTCAGGCTTAACAGGAGCACGCCATGAAGGGTAGAATTGCACGCAAGGATGGCGGCCCCGTCAAGGGCGTTGTTGATGACGACGCGGCCCCCTCGGTTGTATATGCCGGCAAGGGCAGCAACGTCGAGAAGGAAGCCAAGGAGCGCAAGGCTGGCGGGCGCATTGCTCGCAAGGGCGGCGGTCCTGTCGGCGGCGCTCCGTCTTCGGCCAACGCTGGCCGCACGCCCCGCAAGTCGGGTGGCGGACTGTTTTCGGCTGCGGCAAAGGGCACGAAGCCCGCAGGTCGCATGACCATGAAGGCCGAGTGCTGATTACGAGCGCCGCTGCTTTCTTTTGAGTTTCTGAAGGAGCAGAAATGCGCAAGGTAGTTGTTTCTGTTGGCCCACTCGCATCGGCCAGCGCCACGAAGATCGCAACCGCGCAGCGTCCCTACGCTGCCGGTTCTTTGGCGTTGATCGGGGCCGCGTCTGACGCCGTCTCGACGACTGTGTGCGCCAGCCAGGCACCTGTGGCGGCCGCGTTCACCATCAATGGCACGCAAGCCTCTGGCGGCGTCGCGTACCTGAAGTCGACTTCCTACATCTACATCACGTCTTCGGGTGACGACCACACGCGGACGTGCGCGATCGTCGGCGTCGACGGCAATGGCACGTCTGTTTCCGAGACGGTGACGCTGACGAATGCCCAGTCGGTGTCGAGCGCGAAGACGTACTACAAGATCATTTCGATCACTCCGTCCGGCGCGATCGCCGCGAACGTGACGGTGGGCAGCTACACGAGGGCGACACTCGATACCGCTCGCCGCGTCCTGCTGACCACGACTGCCGACGAGACGGGCAACACGATCACGCTTTACGGCACCAACTGGGCCGGCGATTTGATCAGCGAGACGATTACGGGCGTCAACAACACGACGGCCTACAGCGTGCTTGACTATCTGAGCATCTACAAGGCGACGGTGTCGGCGGCCGCAGCTGGCAACATCTCGCTTGGGACGAACGGCGTCGCGTCTTCCCCGTGGGTTGAGTTCGATATGTGGGCTCCGGCTCCGACGTCGATCCAATGCACGGTGTCTGGGACGGTGAATTATACGGTCCAGCAGACGCTTGATAATCCGAACAGCCCGACGTCGCCTGTAACGCCGGCGAATGTGACGTGGATCAACCACGCTGACACCAATCTGGTCAGCGCGACGACCAGTGTGCAGGGCAACTATGCTTACGTCCCGGTTCTGTCTCGTGTCCTGTTGAATAGTGAGAGCGGCACCGGAAACGTGACTGCTTCCTACCTGCAAGCCAGCAATGGCCCGGCGTGATACGGGCCTAACTCCTAGAGGCGCGTATGTCAGGATTGACCGACACCACGACGGGCCTAACCAATGGGACTGGCCTTTACTGGCATGTTGGTCTGGATGGTGGGGCGGGGTTGAATAACGATTCTGCGGCGACCGTGACAAACGGCATCCTGCTGGAAGACAATGTGAGCTTCCTGCTGCTTGAGGATAATACCTCAATCCTTCTTTTGGAAAGCTGATCGATGGCTAACACATCCATTTCCGGCCTCACTGGCGGCGCTGCTGTAGCGGCGGGCGATCTGTTCCCAGACGTGCAAACGGTCGGCGTTGGGCCTGTGAAGGTGACTGCTGCGCAATTGAAGACGTTTATGAGTGCGTCTCCTACGCTCGTAACCCCGACGCTTGGCGTTGCTGCTGGCACCTCCCTCGCCCTTGGCGGGGCGACGATTGGCAGCAATGCGCTGGCGGTGACTGGTAAAACGGCCGTTTCAGATCAGGTTCTTTCCAGCCTTTCCTATGCTCGCGCAACGCCACAATTCGGAACGGCAGATTCAGGCGTCAGCGCGGTTAATAGCTCGGCGGTGTATGTTAGCGTCAGCTCGGGCTCTGTGCTTGCGGTCTTGCCGGGGCAACTTCGAATTGGCGCGGCATCTGGAAGCCCGACTTTGTCGTTTCTTGCCAATAACGCAGACGCTGCTGGCGGGGATTTGTTTCTATATCGCGCTGCCGCCGCCACCCTCCAACTCGGCGCAGCCGACGCCTCCTCCGCAGTCGCGCAGACGTTGCAGTTTCAGTCTTCCACCGGCGCGGCCACCACTGGCCCGACCTCGACGATTGTGCTGGCGGGCGGGGTGAGCGCGAGCGGGGCGTTTCAAATCCAGAAGAAGGTCAACGGTACGCCGACGACTATTCTGGATTGGGGCGTGACGAATGGCGGCTGGTCGTTTCCTGCTGGATCATCTTCTGTTCCCGGCGTCGCTCTTGGCGCGAATGGCTCGACGGGTATCTATTCCCGCAGCGGCGCGTTTTTTAATATCACTGCTGGCGGAACAATTGTTCTTGACGCCTCAGCCGGGAATTTCATTATCGGGGGGATGCTTGGGTTTACTACGGGCAACTCGGCCACCGGGGCAACCGCGACGAACCTAGTTCCGTCTGCTGCGGTTCTTGCATTACAAAACTCCACCACTCAGCAAGAGTTTCGCGTGTTTCAGACTACGACCGGGACAAAATACAAGGCGCTGGCTGGCGACGGAAACCTGATCAACGTCAGCGGCTATGCCTTCACAGATGGCGCGGCGGCGGCTCTTGGAACGCTGACAAATGCCCCTGCCGCAGGCAACCCAACAAAGTGGATACCGATCAACGACAACGGTACCACTCGCTACATTCCGGCTTGGTAAGGACACCACATGAAAAACATCGGCATCGGCTTCTCCCTCAACACCAAGGCCACTGGCGAGCTTTCCAAAGAGTTCGCCACCTCAGAAGAAAACATGCAGCGCCATTTCGCGCGTATGCTGGCAACCGCTGCGGCGTACACTGACAGCCGTGAGGTTCAGGTTCCTGATCCTGACAATGAAGGTCAGACCAAGACCATCACCGAGAACTACCAGCGCCCCCGCAAGCTCGGTGAATGCCTTGCTGATCTCTTGAACGAGATCGTTCGCAAGGTCGAGGCTGACACCCTCGCATGGGAACAGGCGCAGGCTCTTGCCAAAGCACAGGAAGCCATCAAGCCAATCGGTTTCGAGGTGAAATGATCCGCCTCGCGCTCATAGCCGCTCTGGCGCTTGGGGGGTGTAATGCAGTCCTTTATGATCCGGGTGGCAATCTGGGCGAGCGCGATAAGCAATTGGCGAAAGAGGCAAAGTCAAATGCCAAAGTCAAACTTCCGTACGAATGCGACTCATCCTGCGCCGAGCAACTTTTCGACCCCGACGTTTGTGTACGACGCCCTCTACGACCTTTATTCCCGCAAGGTACAGTTATTGGCGTCCACGCCGCTACCAATGACTTTGACGGGTCCATCTCCACTGGCGGTAATGCCTACGTTCTTTACCGCTTCGAGCGGTATCCAAAGTTCCAAGCGCGTGTAATAGCGGATCGCGCGCAGGAAAGCACCACGATGACTTACTATTCCGCCACAACCATGCACTCCTTCGGGGTGCCTTACTGCTGATCTGAGGGGATCCAACATGAAGATCGAACTGAACAAAGAAGAAGCGCAGGTTCTCGTCAATATGATAGATATCGCCGTCAAGTCTGCAGGCTTGCAGGCGGCGGAGGCCGGCGTGCATTTCTCCAAGCTGATCCAGGCGGCCGCCAAGGCTGAAGAAAATGCGGCGGCAAATGTAGTCGAACTCCCGCAGGCCGCTGAGTAAGGAATGCGAGAATGTCCACCAGTGGAACGTATAACTTTGGCTCAATAGCCACTGGTGGAGCCCCCGGTCTCGGGGAAATGACTCTTTATGCCTTTAATTTGATCGGCATCCGCAATACTTCAATTTTGCAAGAGCACATGGAATCGGCGCGTATGGCGTCGAACCTCATGCTTGGGCGGTGGTCAAGTATGGGAGTAAATTTGTGGGCCGTTGACCTCATTACGGTCCCACTAGTGCAAGGTACTTCTACCTACACGGTTGACTCCAACACCATCGTGATGCTTGACGCCTACGTCACGGTCGGCACGGGAAACGCCGCACAGAACCTGATCATGCTGCCGATCAGCCGCACTGAATATGCGTCCTACCCGAACAAGACGCAACAGGGCCGGCCGACCGTCTTCTGGTTTGATCGGCTGTTGTCGCCCACAGTGACGCTGTGGCCTGTTCCTGATGGTAGTCAGGTCAGTTTTTCATATTATCGCGTTCGCCAAATTCAGGACGCCAATCTCCAGAACGGTCAGCAGGTCGAACTCCCGGCCTACTTCCTCGAGGCGTTCTCGCTCGGGCTGGCGCTGCGTCTCGCGATGATCTGGGCCCCGGATAAAGTGCAGCTGCTGAAGGGTGCGGCCGACGAGGCGTATCAGATAGCGGCATCTCAAAACATTGAGACGTCAAACTTCTACATCTCGCCATCCATTGCATCCTACTACAGGCCATAATCATGGGCTTTTCGTCACTATCAGGTCGCGCCAGAACGTCGCCCAGCAATCCGCAGGCGCACGGAATTTGCGATCGCTGTGGCTTCAGATTCAACCATGTTGATTTGAAATTCCAGTACGACTGGCGTGGCTCGACGCTTCAGAACATTCAACTGCTCGTTTGCGGCACCTGCTACGACAGGCCCCAGGACCAGCTGCGCGCCATAACGCTCCCCGCAGATCCTGTTCCGATCAGCAATCCGCGCGTTCAGGACTTCGTCGCAGCCGAAAACATGAACCGCGTCACGTCCGGCCAGAACACGATCGACCCCGTGACGGGCATTCCGATTATTGGCGGCGATACGCGCATTACGCAAAACGAAAAAGTGCGAGTCGCGCAACAAACGGGCGAACCCTATTTCGGCCTCAACACACTGCCTGGCACGAGCGTGGCTGTCCCAACCGAACTCGAGATCAACGGGCCGGGCCTGCCGTACGAGAACACCACAGTCCCGTCAACAGGACCATCCACATGAGCGTCGTCCAAATCCCCAACCTCGGCGCTGCCATTGGCCTCGCTGGCTCGGAGCAGTTCGAGTGCGTGCAGTCTGGCGTCTCCGTCAAAGTGACGACGGCGCAGATCAAGACGTATGTCGTCTCTCCGCAGGGGAATTACGTCAACGATGCCGCTGCAGCTGCCGGCGGCGTGCCGGTTGGCGGTCTTTATCGAAATGGATCAGTCTTGATGATCAGAGTCACGTAGCAGGAACACGCGCGGGGATGCCAGCCGGGCCGCGCGTGTCCCCTTCCCGGCGGGCGCTAAGGGGGGTGAAATGCAAACGAATTATCAGGATTGTCGGGCTTTTGTCCGAAAATACGAGGGCGGCTTCTCGAATATCCGATCTGACCCCGGCAATTGGACGGGCGGCAAGGTCGGTTCCGGTCAGTTGAAGGGCACGAAATACGGCATCGCGGCCAATTCACACCCCAACCTTGATATTGCGAACCTGACAATGGAGCAGGCGGACGCGATTTTCAAAAAAGAATATTGGGATACAATCGGCGGCGACGCCATGCCGATGGGCATTGACCTTGTATCTTTTGACGTATCGGTCAATTCTGGCCCCGGCAAGGCCCGGCAATGGTATGTTGACGCAAGAGCCGCTAGTCAGCAGCCTCTCAATCAGATCCGGACGATTTGCACGCGGCGACTTTCATTCATGCACGGACTGCGGGCATGGAGCCAGTTTGGGAAGGGCTGGGCGGCGCGTGTCAGCGCCTGCGAGGCTAAAGCTATCGTCATGGCCAGCAAGGCTCTGAGCCTACATCCTAACACCACAATCCAGACGTTGGGTGTTGAGGCGGGCGCATCCAAGACAAAAGCGACAAAAGCCGCAAAGGTTGCAGTTGTCTCGGGCGGCGGCGGGGCGGTCACGACAGCAGACGCCGCGACGGCCGGCCACACCGGCAAAGTGATCGCTTTCATCATGATTGCCGCACTGGTCGGCATGTGCGTCGTTCTCGTCATCAAGGCTATGCAGCACCAGCAGCGTGCGGAAGCCATGGACACAGAAGCCAAGGGAGTGGTCTGATGGATTGGTCAGTTCTCGTAGGCCCACTCACGCAAGTCGGCGGCACTATTCTTGGTGGCCTGATTGGCGGCCCCGCGGGGGCCATGCTTGGCCCGGCCATTGGGGCGACGCTGGGGCAGGCGCTGGGCGTACCTGCGACGCCCACAGACATCGGCGGCGCACTGGCTCAGCCTGGCGCGGCGGCAACCGTGCAGCAGATCGAGGCGGACCACGCTGCGGCGTTCAAGACTGCCGAAAAGGCCTACCTTGAGGACATTGCTGACGCCCGGTCGAAGCAGCTCGAGTATGCCAAGATGGGGTCAACCATCGCGTATGCGCCCATCGTGATATCGACCATCATTGTCATTGGGTTCCTCGGTCTTGTCTTCGCGCTTCTGTTCCGCGCCGTGCCTGATAGTCAGTTAACCATGGTGTTGTTCGGCGCGCTGACAGCGGCCTTCGGGCAGGTGGTCAATTACTGGCTTGGATCCTCAAAGGGATCGGCTGACAAAAATGCGACCGTTGATGATTTGCTGAGGGGCGTCGTCAAAAGCAGGTAATAAAAAGTCCAAGCATACTAAAATAAGGGTATTAATCCCCAAGGAGATTTTTGAATGAGTGAAGAAGATGCGTCCAATGAGCAATTGCTCCCACATATAGAAGTAAGGGGCGATGAAGATCGCCCCTTCACTCCCTACGAACGTCAACAAATTCGGCAACTACTACTAGCGGATAAAAGAAGGCAATGGGTACTCTCGACTATTCTGATAATCGCAAAGTGGGTTTCTGGCGTTGGCGCGGCGATGATCCTTATGCAGGACTACCTCAAGAAACTTCTAATACCTGGAGTCCCACATTGACCCGAAATATCATCGGAAGAAACATAATAGGGGCCTTCTTTGCGCTCCTGTTATCTATCGGGATCATGCATGAAAGTCTGGAATTGCGATTTGCTCCCATCATCAAGAATGTAAGGACTGTTTATATCTCGCGTACCCAGGACACAGTCACATTCACCCTTGATTTTGATAAAATCAGGTCCGGAGCCGGGGTCCAGAACAGTTGGTGGATTGATGGACCTGGCAATATCGGAAGGTATTTTCAGACGCCGACCAATTGCGGTGGCGCTCCACTAGCGGCCGGCGCGCAGGCTGTGGGGACGCATGGCCACAGAGAGCTTTGCATGCATATCCCTATGTTTTTGCGGGACAATCCGTTCGTAATCGGTGGTGTCATTGGATATTCCGGGCCTCCGACATCGTATCTCGGGTGGCGGGTTCCGACACCCATTCCGTTGATAGACGTCCCGGCAATGTAGGCAAATAAGCGGCGTTTTACTTTTGCTGCGAAAGAGACTAAACTAAATGACCTGATAGGTGGGCCAAGACGATGACGACAACGAACAAATCCCTTGCGCAACCTGCCAGCAATTCATCGAATTGGGATGTCCCGCTCAATGCCAACTTTGGCGTTATCGATGCTTCTCTTGGGAGCACGACGTCAATCAATGTGACAACCGTCAACACGACCCCTGTTACTTTGACTGAAACCCAATACCAAAGCCTGATTGTAAAATTTTCTGGCACGCTCAGCAACAATGTCCGGTATAATTTGCCCAGCGGAGTCGGCGGGCAATGGACCGTCTACAACAACACGAGCGGCGCATATTCCGTTACATTTGGATCTTTGGGGGGCGGGACCACGATCGCCATCACGCAGGGTGCGAAAGCAATTCTGACCTGTGACGGGACAAATGTTTTTTATGCGGATGATTCCCGTACATCGCCTGGCGGCAGCAACACGCAAGTTCAGTATAACAACTCTGGCGCGTTTGCCGGGTCTGCAAATTTGACATTTGACGGATCGAGCGTGATTCTGACTGGCAGCTTAACTGTCCAGACAGGGCCGATCAATCTAAACAATTCTCAGCCTCTCGCGATCAAAAATTCCTCTGGCTCGCTTTATCAGGCTGTGCAGGTTGATGGATCGAACAATCTGCAGATCGGCTCAACGAACTTTACCGGAAAGATTTCGTTTTATAATAATGGCGCAGAGCACGGATATTTCGGGACGGGCGGAGATTTCAATGTCGGCGCGAATGGCGTCGTCGTAAATACAAAATTTTCAATGACGCATGACGGATCAAATGCGGCATTGTCGAACACCACAGGCAGCACGCTATTTTATAGCCCTTCGAGTTACGTTTGGCATATCAGCGGAACTCAATTAGCCCGTCTTGATGTGAATGGCAATTTCGACGTTGGCAGCGGCGACCAGTCTGGCTCGGGCCTCTACAACTGCATCTCAACACTTGGGTATTTCACGCGCAGCGGTTACAGCGGCAGCTTCGATGGAAATGTTTTCAACATTTCTTGGAGCGGCTCGGCGGCAACATTGTGGATTGGCAACGGGAACGCCGGAATCATAAACACAACGTCTGATCGGCGCATCAAGGAAAACATCGCCCGCCTGCCTGATGGCGCTGTTGCGCAGATCATGGCGCTGCGTTCCGTCACTTACACGCACAAAAGCATAGGCATCTGGCGGCCTGGCGGCGAGAAGGTTGGTTTCGTCGCTGATGAGGTCGCTAAGTCTATTCCGCAAGCCGTCATTGGTGAGCCAGATGCGCTCGACAAGGACGGAAACATCATCGCACAGAACATCGACCCAATTGCAATTCTGTCCGTTGCAGTGAAGGCATTTCAGGAACTGAAATCAGAATTCGATGCCTATAAAGCAGCGCGTCCATGACAACAGGCCTCACTTACGCACAATATGTTACGCAGATCGCCACGCTTGCAGTTGTGAGCGAGACTGATCCAAACTTTCTCGAAATCTTGCCGCAAACGATCACTTATGCTGAAAATCGCATGTATCGTGACATTGACTTCTTGTTTACGTCAACGTCGCTCCACGGCACAACTTTCAAACTGACGGCAGGAAATCGCAACTTATCGTTCAACATTGATCTGTCTGCAAACTCGGACACGGCCAGCGGCACGTTTGTTGTCAGCGAGCAGATCAATTTGTTGACAAATGCCGATGGCACGCCTGCCAGCACCACGAATCCAGATCTTTGTGTGCGGGAGCCTTTGCTGCCAACGACGAAAGAATTTCTCGATGCGGTGTATGGCTCTTCATTGACGGCCAATCGCGGCCAGCCGAAATATTTTGTGCCGTTCAACGAAACGCTATTTTTTGTTGGCCCTGTTCCGGCATCAGATTATTATGTTGAGGTGATCGGAACTTTCCGACCGAACAGCTTGTCATCAACCAACACAACGACGTTCATCAGTCTTTATTTACCTGACGTTTTCATTATGGCGAGCATGATCTACATCAGCGGCTATCAGCGCAATTTTGGGCGCGCGAATGATGATCCGCAAATGGCCGTCAGCTATGAGAGTCAATATCAAGCCCTCCTCAAGAGCGCGATGACCGAAGAGGCGCGCAAGAAGTTCGAGTCTTCGGGTTGGTCATCACAAGGGCCGTCCCCGACCGCAACCTCGTCGCGGGGGTGATGCATGCCCCATCAAACCTTGAAGCTTCTCCCCGGCGTTGACACCAATAAAACGATTACGCTGAATGAAGCAGCGATATCATCGTCGAACCTGATCCGCTTCATCCCAGACCGAACGCTTGGCGGATTGCCGCAGAAACTTGGCGGCTGGTCGCAGTTTGTGCAAAATTGGACGAGCCCCACGCCGATCAAGGCGTTGATGGCGTGGGAAGACACCAACAATTCATCGCATTTGGCGATCGGCGCTGAAGATGCACTTTATGTTGCGAGCGGAGATCCGCTTGTGCCGACGGACATTTCTCCGCAAATTTACACTGCGAACGTCAGCATCGCACTGACGACCGTTGCTGGTTCAAATCAAATTTTGGTCGGTGACGTTGGCAGCCATATTACGAGTCTTGATGCTGTTTTCATCGCAACGCAGATCACAATCGGCGGCCTTGTTCTTTACGGGCTTTATCCGACTACTCTAAACGGTGCAGACTCATATTACATTTACGCGACGGACGTTCTAGGCAATCCGCAATATGCCACATCGTCCGTTGGCCCGGCGGGTGCTGTTCCTGTTTTCGACACAACTTCTGGCTCTGCAACAATCGCGGTCACGCTTGCAAATCATGGACTTTCCGTTGGCAGCAACTTCCCGGTTTTCGTTTCGACGAGCGCGGGAGGGCTGACGCTTTACGGCAATTACACGGTTGATTCCGTGACATCGACGAGTGTTTTTTCTTTTCTCGCACAAAATCAGGCTGGATCATCCGCCACGGTAACGATGAATGGCGGGAAGGCCCAATATATTTACTATATCGGCAGCGGTGTGCTGCCTACGAGTACAGGATACGGGATCGGGGGATATGGCGCTGGTGGATATGGCACGGGCGTCGCGCCGACGTCGGGGCGCGTTTTCGCCACGACCGCAGCAAGCGGGACCGGGTCTGTCGCAACCTTATCATTCTCAGGCAATTGGGCAGTGCCCGCTGGATCGCGCATCGTGGTGGCTGGCGTTACGCCGTCAGGCTATAATGGAACCTACACGGTCACCGCCAACTCACCGGGCAGGACAACTACGGTCAGTTTCGCGAGTACAACGACGGGAGCACAGACTGTCCCCGGCACCATCACCGTTACATATTGGCCATTCGAGACTGGAGCTCCGGCCATCGACGAGGACTGGACGCTCGACAATTGGGGCGAGGTTCTGATCGCTTGCGAATATAATGGCGGAATTTATCAATGGTCGCCGATCTCTGGCGCATTCAATGCGACGATTTTGCCTTATGGTCCGGCAACAAACCATGGTGCGCTTGTGGCAATGCCGCAACGCCAGATCATCGCTTGGGGGTCGACTTTTAATGGCCTGCACGATCCATTGTTGATCCGCTGGTGCGATGTTAACAATTACGATGACTGGTCGGGGAAAATAACCAATCAAGCCGGCAGTTATCGACTTTCTAAAGGGTCCAAGATCGTTTCTTGCCTGCAGGCGGCGCAACAAACGCTTGTCTGGACTGATCTTGGCATATGGTCGATGCAATATGTTGGGCAGCCCTTTGTTTATCAGTTCAGTGAGTTGGGAACCGGGTGCGGGCTGATAGCCAGAAAGGCGACCGCGGCCGTTGGCGGCATTGTCTATTGGATGGGGCAGTCTCAATTTTATCGGTTGGGTGGGAATGGCGTCGAGCCAATTTCGTGTCCGGTCTGGGATGTCATTTTCCAGGACATTGATATGGATAACAAGGACAATATCCGCGTTGCGGCCAATTCAAGATTTGGCGAGATTGCCTGGTATTATCCGATTTCGGGTTCGAATGGGGCTAATTCGAAATATGTGAAATACAACATTAACCTGGACAAGTGGGATTTCGGAACACTTGCCCGATCTGCGTGGATTAATGAATCTATCTATGGGCCTCCGATCGGGGCGGCAGACGGGATCATTTACCAGCATGAAACATCTACCGATGCGGCTGGCCAGCCTATGCTCCCAACCATGCAGACTGGTTATTTCGCCTTGAGCGATGCGGACCAGAAAGTTTTTGTTGATGAAGTTTGGCCCGACATGAAGTGGGGGTATTACGGCGGAACGCAGAACGCCAACGTACAAATCACTTTTTATGGGGCTGACTTTCCTGGGCAGACGCCTATTACATACGGACCTTACACAGTCACTCAAAGTACCAAATGGTTCAACCCGCGTATTCGGGCTCGTCTTCTCGCCATTGAAATTTCCAGTTCGGATAGTGGGTCATTTTGGCGACTTGGCGGCATTCGTTATCGCTCTCAGCCAGATGGGAGATATTGATTGGCTGCATCACTCGACGATATCTTAACCACGCAGCGCAATGGCGTCATCGCGGCGAACAACATCGCCCAAACGTACCTGAATGTTCAGGGTATCGTCGCTGCAAATGCGTTGACGACCACGACGCTTGTCAGCACCGGAACAGGTCGGTTGGCTTCTGTCAGCGTCCTGGTGGCTGGCGCAGCTGGTAAAATTTATGACGCGGCAAACAGCAGCCTCACTACAAATCAAATATACGTGATACCTGCCGTGGTTGGCGTGTATGTCGTGAATTGGCCGATCGTAAACGGAATTGTCGTCGCTCCAGGCGCTGGCCAAACCGTTTCAGTTTCTTATTCGTGAGGACGCCATGCCGCTCGTGAAGGGAAAAAGCTCAGAAACGATCAGCCATAATATTTCGGAAATGGTGGCGGCCGGCCATCCGCATGACCAGGCAGTCGCTGCGGCCTTGAATACAGCACGCCACAGCAAGGCGATCGGCGGCGGTTTCCGCGCTCCTCGAGCAAAAGGCCCGCGCATGTTTGCCGGGCCGATCCACAGCGGCGTGGCGGGCAGGACTGACCATTTGCCGACGACTGTCAGGTCCGGATCCTATGTCTTGCCGGCAGACATTGTTTCGTCGTTCGGAGAGGGGAACACGATCGCCGGGTTCAAGCACGTCAAGCGCATCTTTGGCGGCGCGCCCTACGGTGCTGCGGGCATGCCTTATGGAGGTAATTCAGGCCCCTATGGGGCGAATATACCCCATAAGGCAGCGGGCGGCGAAGTCGAAGCGCCTGTGAAAGTCGTGCTGGCTGGCGGTGAATATGTCCTGCAGCCACATGAAGTCGCCTATGCGGGAGATGGCGACATCGACGCTGGCCACAAGGCGCTCGACGCATTCGTCCTGCATACGCGCAAGCATTTGGTGAAGACACTGAAGGGCCTTCCGGGCCCCAAACGCGACTAGGGGGAAATATGGAAACCGCGACTGTACGGATCGGGAATGACAGAGACGTGGACGGCATGATGGCGCTGGCGCTTGCCGCCTGCGAGGAAAATGGGCTCACAAACCCGAACCCGATGAAGCTCCTGGCTGAGATATGGGCTGGCCTGACGCGCGACCATGGGATTGTCGGGATTATCGGAGAGGCGGGCAAGCCGTTCGAGGCGGCGCTCCTTATGCGCGTCGAGAGCCTGTGGTATTCTGATGAGCCCAGCCTCGTCGAGCGAGCCATCTTCGTGCATCCAGACTATCGCAACGCCAAGGGCGGCCGAGCCCGCAAACTGTGCGAGTTCGCCAAGAACGCAGCAAGCTTGCTCGAATTGCCGCTCGTAATCGGTATCCTCAGCTCGCAGCGCACTGAGTCAAAAGTTCGTCTTTATGAGCGTCAGTTTGGCAAGCCAAGCGGCGCATACTGGATTGTTGGCGGCGTGACAGGCCACTCGGCGGCGGAGCACTGAAATGAGCAACCTCGTCTCTCATCGTCACATCTTCGTTGAAGACGGGGACTTCCGCCTGAAGCGTGCGCCTTCTTTCGTCATCCACGAATATTACGGGGGCGGGGGCAAGACTCAATCCACAACACAGAGTGTAACTATCCCGCCTGAGGTTCTCGCTCGTTACAATAGCGTGAACGCGACCGCCGAACAGGCCGCCCAGATACCATTCCAGCAATACAGCTCGGACCCATCCGCATTTGTCGCGCCTGTTAATTCAACTCAGCAAGCCGGGATCGACAATACGAATGCAAATTCAGGCGCTGCACAGCCATATTATGGCGCAGCGACGCAACTGACGGCGGCGGGCGCTGGCCCGACGAATGTTGGCCAATTGAGCGGTCAAGACATCCAGCAATATATGAATCCATTTATCAATGATGTTGTAAATCCGACTGCGCAATTGCTCAATCAGCAGCAGCAAGCTCAGATGAGCGGACAAACCGGCAACGCAATCAAAAGCGGCGCATTCGGTGGCGACCGTGCAGGCATTGCGGCAGCCAACCTTGCAGGCCAACAGAGCTTGAGCTTTGCGAATGCGATCAATCCGCTTTATAGTCAGGCATACGACAAAGGCCTCGGGACTGCGCAACAGCAGCAAGGCTTCAATCTTGGTCAGCAGCAGGCCAATCTCGGGCGCTTGAGCCAAGCTGGCCAGCAGTTCGGCGCACTCGGCACAGGCGCGCAGACGGCAGCCCTGCAGGGCGCGCAGTCGCAGTTGGCGGCTGGTCAGGTAGCGCAGCAGACGGAGCAGGCTGGCAGGTCGGCGCTTTATAATCAGTTCTTGCAACAGCAAGGTTATCCGTTCCAGAGGGCGCAGTTTCTCGCCAACATCGCAGAAGGCACTGGCGCTCTGTCCGGCTCGACCACCACCACTACGCAGCCGCGAGGGCTTCTCGGCAATCGCGGCGGCCTGATGAGGGCGGCTGGCGGGTCTGTGGACGTCGAAAACGAGGGGCAGGGGTACTATGCTGGCGGCCTGTCGCATGGCGGCTATGCCGAAGGCGGCGCGCCCGGCCTGCAGATATTTGGCATGCCCCACCAGCATAGCGTCAACCCCGGCTTGGCGGCAGCACTGTCGGCTGGTGTTGGCGGTGTGCGGAAATTGATGAGGCCGTCAATGGCGGTGCCAAAAGCCCCCGCGTCTGGCCTGTCGGAAGTCAGCAGCCTCGTGTCTGGCGGCAATGACCTAGCCAGCGGGCTGGGGAAGGCCGGCACGACCGCGCAGGGCCTGTGGAACAAAGTATCGCCCAGCCAAGCGCCGACAGAGTCTGCTCATGGCGGCCTCGTTGGCTACACAGGCGGAGGCGATATCGACCCGTACCATCCCGACGACAGGGACGGCTACATGGGGCCGACCATAAAGGCGCAGAGCGCAGCGCCCCGGCCGCAGCTGCTGCAGGCTGGTGCGGCCCCGCAGAAGCCCGACAGCGCCATGAAGCAGATTCAAGGGGGCGTGGGCGCGGCGAAGAATATTTACGGGGCTGGCAAGGGGCTCTCGTCGTTGATCATGCCTGATGCTGCGGCAGGTGCGGCTGATGCCGCTGGCCTTGCGGGCGAAGGCTTTGGCGCTGCGGCGAGCGGCCTGCCCGAGTGGCTCATGGCGCTAGGCCTGCCTTTTGGCGTTCAGCGCGGCGGCAGCGTGCGGCAGGGGCTGGCTGCTGGGGGCATGCCGGAAGATTCCCCGCCTGAAGCTGACATGCCCGCCCTGGGGGCGGCGTACGCCAACTATGAGAAGCCCCGCAACCCGACTTTCGCGGAAGTCGCGGCGATCGCGGCCGACGAAGCTAAAAGGCAGGGCCTCGACCCGCGTGTCGTCACCAATGTGATTCGTGGCGAATACGGCAACGGAAGCAAGTACGTCGGTGACGATGGCTCTTCTGGCGGCCCGCTGCAGCTGCATTACGGGAATGCGTCCAGCAAATACCCGCACCCCGGTATTGGCGACGAGTTCACCAAGCAGACCGGCCTGGATGCTCGCGACCCATCGACTTATGAGGCGTCCACACGCTTTGGCGTCCAGCAGATGGCCAAGCTGGGCCTGACGCCGTGGTTGAACACCATGAATAAGTTCGGCTACGCGCCCGACTCGGCGCACACTGGTCAGGGGGGCCTTGGCGCTATCTCTCGCGCGGCACCCGATCAGGTCGCGCAAAATGGTGCAGGGCCACAGCCCGGCCTCGGCGCTGGCGCATCCCGCAATATCGCACCAAAAAAGACGGGGCTTGTCGGCCTGTTCGAAGATAACAAGAATTGGCTCATCCCGCTGGCTCGAGGCCTCGGAGCCGCGCAGCAGAGCCACGCCATAGGCTTGGCGGGCACGCTGGCGGCGGGCATTGGCGGCGCTGGCAAGGCCTACGCCGAGCAGGAGCAGGAGCAGGCTGGTCTGGGGCAGACGGAGGCCAACACTGGCCTGGCGCAGGCTCAGACCGCTGGAGCGATGCTAGATAACGCTCGCAAGGGCATCTTTATCGATGCGCAGAATAATGTTCGCTACATGCGGGCAGACGGCAAGGGCTGGATATCTGCACAAGAGTATAGAGCACTTCCCCCTGATCAGCGTCCGCCAATTATTGGGGGGCCTGCCGGGGCGGCAGCCGAAACTGTTAATCCGCGTGGGACAGCCGGACCCCCGGCGTCAGTTGCGCCACCAAAGGTCACGCCAGTTGCGCCGGTTGTGGCTGAACCTAATACCGCGCCTGCTCCCGAGCCTATTTTGGCGAGCGGCCCCGCATTTGGCGCAGCATCTAAAGATGCGGCAGTTGCGGAAAATCAAGGCGGGACGCTTTATGGTGAAGACCTGAAGAACTCAGGCGATTATCAAAGAAATGTGCTTACCGCTTCAAAAACATCTATCAATACCTCAAAATACACCCGCGAATTGGCGACTGCGTTGGCCGACATCAATACCGGAACCGGCATCAATGTCGCCGGAACACAAGCGGACGCTCGTGCGAGCCTTGTGAACGCGCTGAACACGATGGCGTCAGGGTTTGGGGCGAAAGATAAGGATGGGAATGCGATCAGGTTTGGTGATTTGGCTAAGGACACAAACATCATCAACAAGATCAATATCCTTCAGGGTGCGATGCAGGCGGCCGGTGGTGACCAGCGGTCTTTCTCGGCTCTGGACGCATTGAAGTCGGCCAACCCGAATGCGGAAATGGATCCAGCGGCGTCAGCTAAAATTGTGGCGCAGCTTATGACAGATCAGGTGCGAGCCAGAGATCGCGAAAAACACATGTTTTTGTACAAAGATGCCAGTGGGAATAGTGGATACGTCCGAGCGCAAGGCGCGTTTGCGGCGGATAATCCGCAAGAAAAGTATGACACGCTGCAAGCAGGATTGGAGCAGCTTATCTCCAAGTCCCCAAAATCGTATGTCGACATGACGTCTAGAAAATATACGTATGACCAGATCAGAAACAAGCTGAAGGAGGGCGGCTACCCTCCCCGGATTGCAGACATTATCACCGGAAAGATCTGACATGGCCGCCTTCTCGGACTTCAAACCATTCCAAGCGGAGAAGCCAGCGCAGGAAGACCAGTCGGGATTCAGCGATCTCAAGCCTTTCTCGACGGCGCAGCCTAATGCTGAAGAACAACCTGCGAAGGTGTCGGCCCAACAGGTGGAGGATCAGAACAGGGCTGCAGCGGCGACCAAGGATGAGGCTGAACGCTTCTCGTGGGCTGGTTCGGCCGCACCGTATTTGCGTTCATTCCACGCAGCCGATCCTGCAGCGCATATCCCCCTCGCATCCTGGGCGGCAACCCAGGCTGCCCATGCCACCGCCGCCGGCATGGGCATTGGTTCAGGCGACACCTTCTCCAAACGATATGAGTCGCTATCCAAGCAAGGGGCCGCTGAACGTGCCGCCACGGAGGCCGCGCACCCAGTCGCATCTATAGTCGGAGATTTGGCGACTATTCCACTTCTTCCAGCATTCGGCGCGTCCAAGCTTGGTCCTCTTGCCGCGTCTCTTATAGAAAAGACCCCAATAGGGTCTGGTTTTGCATCCCGCGCCGCAAAGGTTGTGGGAGACGTTGCAGGCGTCGGCGGCGTTGGCGCGATCTATTCCGGCGCGAAGAGCGCCGAGCAAGGCGACACCTGGGGTGAGCACCTCCAGAATGCTCTGCAAGGAGCCAAGGAGGGCGCGACGCAGACCGTGCCTATCGGGGGCGTTAACGTCCCGGTGGCCGTCCTCCCGTCCGCGCTTGGTGCTGTCGCGTCAAAGGCCGCGTCTTATATCCCCGGCCTGAAGCAATTGGTGTCGCGCGACCCAGCCGAGCGTGCCGTGAGCGCCGCGCTTCTCGATGATGCGGCCACCAAAGGCAATCTGGCCAATCGCGGTCTACCTACAAAGGCGGCTGGGATGTCTGACGCTGACATCGCGGCGGCGCAGGCGGCTAATCAGCCCGTCATGTTAGCAGACACTGGCGGAGAGCACACACGTACATTGGCACGATCCGTCGCTAACGTGTCCCCTGAGGCCAAGGCGATCTTGGCTGGTCCGGCGATGGATCGATCAGCCACTCAAGCTGACAGGTTTTCAGATTTCATCACGTCCAAGTACGGGGCGAACGCAGACGCTGGCGTCGTCCGCAGCGGATTGGAAATGCAGGCGCGCCAGCAGAATGGCCCCGCATACAAGAACCTGTATACACTGCCGCATGCGCAATCCGTGTGGGATCCGAAGTTGTCAGGTCTGCTCGATACGCCGGCCATGCAGAGCGCCATAGGCGATGCGGAAAAACTGGGGAAGAACGTGGCGGGCGCTGCTGGCCGCCCTGCGCCGGTTAACCCGTTTGTCCAAGATATAAACGGCAATTGGGTGCCGGGTCCGAAGGGTCCGCCTACCCTCGAGTTCTGGGACAACGTCAAGCAATCGCTGGACGATAAAGTCGACACCGCTTTTAGAACAGGCTCAGGGAAGCAGGGGAACGCTATCAAGGGGGTACGCGACACGCTGCGCGACACGCTCGACACGGCCGTCCCTGAGTACAAGAATGTCAGACAGGGGGCCGCCGCCTTCTTCAATGCGCAAGATGCGCACGAGGCTGGCGTCAATTTCCTGAAAAACATGAACTCGTATGATTTTTCAAAAGCAAAGACTGCCTTGGCAGCGATGAATCCTGCGGAGAAAAATCTTTTTTCCATGGGCATGGCCAGTACACTGGTTAACACTGCATCGAAGACCGGCGATAGCGCCAGCCTGATCAGGAAGTTCGCCACGCCGCAGATCCGGCAGAAGATGGAACTCGGGCTTGGGGCCAGCACTGCGCGCGATGTCGAGATGTACCTCGCGCGCGAAGCCATGATGGACCACGTCAAAACAGCGGTTATGGGGGGCTCAAATACGACTGCGCAGTTGGCCGCAAATGCCGGCTTGTCCGGCTTGATTGGCGCAGGCGTTGGAACGTCAGTGTATCAGAACTGGGATGCTATTAAAAACGACCCAGCTACTGCTGCAAAATATCTAGGGTCTGCTGTCATAACCAGTCTGTTGGTGCATTCAAAACATGCCACAGACGCACGTCTTGCGCCGAAGATTGCGGAACTTCTCACATCGGACGCACCTGGTGCGTTGCAGCGACTATCAAACGCTGCCAAGAATGAACGCATTCGTACATGGATACGCGACGCCATGTATAAAACGGCAGCTCGCTCAGACGTGCGACAACCAGACACCCGCCAACCCCACGCAGCCGGCGGCTCCGTCAAGCCGAAGCTCACGCACGAGCAGCTCGTACAGCGTTTGATCCGGCTGTCAGAGCAGGCAAAGAAGGCTGGCCAGCAGGTGACCAAGCCGCTCCTGAACGCGCCTGATGACGCCATTACGCATGCGCTGAAGATCGCGGAGGCGAAGGCGGGTTAAGGTTCGTTGTGTTCCCGCACAATCTGCTCAGGAGTGCGCGGCATCCGCTGCCAATCCTCAATCCCATGATCATCTGGGCGCTTGCTTAAATATACAAAGATCGCCCAAAGGATCCCGAACCCGAACGATGCGGCGAAGAAGTATGCGACGGCCATCTGGAAGTTCGTCATGACGCTTTGCTCCATGAACGGGGTTCGAAGTTAAACATGCGGTGATGATGCGGGCAATAAGACGAACCCGTCTTGCGTGTTGCGTTGCAAAATAACTGAACGCCTGCTCGCTTCTGGACGGGGGCCCGGCATTCCTTGACGTCGATGATGTTAGCGGGTTTCGCTGATTCTGGCCCTGCCAGTGTGTAGTCTGGCTGCTTCCACTCATGCAGCGACGGAATGTCGATCGGCTCGGGTCGCGTATCAAAGCGGTCTGAGGCAATATTCAGGCCCGTAATGCGGCCCCTCGTGCTTTTGGGCGGCAACTTCTTTGCAAGCAGCCGATCGATCGTCGGCGTCTTTGGCATTGTCGGCGCTTTAGGCCCGCGCGGCACGTTCTTGGTCATGACAGGCGGCCCCTCCCATGCATTGCCGGCGTTTTTCCTTTGTCGGTGAATGATCCCGATGATGGCGTTGCGGGACAGGCCGACGTCTGCGCCGATGATTGATGATGACAGCCTTTCACGGTGCAGGAGCAGAACTCGGTCAATGATGTGCTGTGGGTGCTTGGCTTGTGCCATTTTATGTTTCCTGTTTGAGAGGCCTCCGTTGTGTTAATCTTCGTCTTCGTCTTCGTCTTCGTCTTCGTCGCTATCTTCCGGCTGCTCGACCTCTATCCAATCGCCTTTGTCGTCCCTGAGGCCTTGGCGAATTTCCCGTTCCATTTCGGCTTTCTTTTTGGCGGAGCGTCGGGCCTGCGTAATCGGGTCGGCTTCGTCGCGCTCAATTTCCGCAATTCGTTCCTTGTCGTATTCGGCCATTATGTCGTCGAGCGTCATGTTGTGGGCGAGTTCGTTCTTGGTCATAGCCGTGCTCCGTTTTGATTTCCAGACCATACGCCCATTGAGTCAAAAAGGTCAACAAGAATTGTCAAAAACCCATAACAATTTTGTTGCCGGGGTTCTCGTCACCTGCTAGAACTCTGCTGATGAAACGAAAGACCGATCCTGTTGAGCCGCCCGAAAAGCCATTCCCGGTCGGGTATGCGCGCGTCTCGACGCGGGATCAAAACCTCGATTTGCAGAAGGACGCGCTCAAGGCGTTCGGCGTGCTGCCGGACAATCTGCACATCGAGAAGCTGTCCGCGACGGCGAAGAAGCGCCCAATGCTCGATGAAGCGATCAAGCAACTTCGCCCCGGTGACGTGTTCGTGGTCTGGCGTCTGGACCGACTGGCTCGCAACATGCGTGAGCTTTACACGCGGCTCGAACAAATCTCCGCGAACGGTGCGAGCTTTCGCAGCCTGACGGAAAACTTCGATTTCACAACGGCAACCGGCAGGCTGATCTTGGGGTTTCTCGGCCTGATGGCAGAGTTCGAGCGCCAGCTAACGGTTGAACGGACGAAAGCCGGTATCACAGCGGCGCGGGCGCGCGGCTCACGCTTTGGTGCCAAACCCAAATTCACTGACGAGATTAAGGCCGAAGCGTTCCGGCTGCTCACGGATGAAGGCTGGACCGCCCCGGAGGTCGCCGCGAAGTTCAACGTCAAAGTTGGCACGGTCTACAACCATTTCAGATTCACGCATGACGAAGACGGTGACACCTTCGTCGAGTTCAAATAGGGAGCAAAGCCGATGATGAGGACCGTTATAGCCAGCGATCAATCAACTCCGGCAGCGCCGGAAGGTTACAAACTGGCTTTCGCATCGAACGCGGGACTTCCTGCGGGGCAGGCGCGCTACACGTTCCTGCCGGAGAGTGCGTTCGTTAAGGAGGGGACCGTCGCGTGGCGGGTCAGGGGACTCATGCAGAACGACATCGACGGCGTACTCGAAGACATTGTTGAGTCCGCAATGGATTTGGTCGCGTTGTGGAAGGCGCAAAAGATTGCAGGCTTGCCGCGATCTGAACGGAATGCCGCGATAGAAGAAACTCGAAATCGTCTCATTGCGGCGTGCGATAACTTTCAACTTTGAGGAGCGCCCATGCAGGATGAATCTGGCCTTCTGGCGGCGCATCGCATTCTTGGGAAGCAGATGACTGAGGCGATGAAGGGGTTCGCTGACGAGGATGTGCGAGTCGCGTTGGCGGCAGTCGCAGCCGAAGTCCTGTGGTCATTCTCCGATCCAGCGTCTCGGCCGCGCGAGCTTCGGGCTTTTGATCGTCGCGTGCGCGAGAATATGCGGAGGCTCGCCGACATAGCGGCGTCGATCGGACTACCTGATGTTTACAATCCGAGAACACGATAGGAGCCGCCGCCGACGCCATCAAAGTCGCGTTGGCGCGCCAGGCCTGATCGAAATCGCCCGCCCACGTCCTTCCCATAGCTTCCCATAGCTTCCCATAGATTCCCATAACAAGGCCAACCCTATGGGAAAGGCCCTCCGGCACTCTCCGATCATCGAACGCGATGACCGAGCCGTCATGCCAAAGCACCCCATCCCAATCCACGACTACCGCCGCGTTATACAAACGCAACTGGCGGACGCCGAATGGTCAGGCGATGACAGTTCCGCCGAAGCCTTGCGCAAAGAAATGGCCCGCGTTGAGCGAGCCATAGCGTCGGGCGAGATGTGGGACGTTCCGTTCTGATCACCAATAATGCAGTGTGCCGATCCAGTTCGGGATTTTCGCATTTGCGGCCATGCGGATATATTGTTGGCGGTAACGCTCTGCCTTGCGCACTAGATTTCGCTTAAATGGACTCCCAGAAACATGACAGCTTGACATCTGAGCGTCAGTCTTAGCCCCAAGCTTCACACATCGCTCCATGTGGCGCAAGCCAGCCTCGATCTGTGCGGAGCAGGACGAGTTTAGTTCCCACGCGCTGATACCCAAGCTCTCGGCACTCGGCACAAGTACTTGCATAGGCCCCACTGCGCGTCCGTGGCGGGTCTTTGGGCCCTTGGCGTTGCATGTATAGCCTGATTCAATCTTACCAATCCTGAGTGCGCTGGCGACCCACTGGTCACCCAGCTTGGATCGAGCTCCATCTGCGATCTGCTGCGCTACAGCCGCTTTGCTGGCATTGAGAGTCCCATAGGGCTGTGGGGACGTCTGTGCGACAGAGACATTATGCCTCTCGCGGTTCCAGTACGAGGCATTCCCCTCATCATCAAATGCGACGGATGAGAGCGACGAGGCGATGATGGCGGAAATGGTCGAGGCGATGATGGCGCGTTTCATTCTGTGCTCCTGTGTGGATGGGCTTGCGGGCCTGCGTAGGTCATTCTCCTTAGAGGGGTGAGGATTATGCCTGAAAAGTAGATTGTGGGCAATGACGCTCCATAAGAAGCCGGTATTGCTTCACGCCATGCAAGATTGTTGAATGATTGTATGGGTCTATGGGCCGGCAGAACTTGGCGATCTGATTATATGACCAGCCCAATTTCAACATTTCGTGCCAGACATGCCACTTGGGCAAGATGTAGCGCGCCCTCTTGCTGTGAGAGAATGTGTCTTCCCACGTCACATCATATTGCGCCAGGATAGCCTTGAGTTTCTCGATCATCATGTGCCGCGGCGTCATCAATACAGGCGCTTCACGGCCTGGCACAGGCCGGTGGATGATCTGCGGGGTCGCCTTTGGCGGCGCGGGGGCTGCATTGACGATGCGCTGCCGGACGTCCTTGTAGTGAGCGTGAAGATCATCAAGGTACATGGTCGTTCCCCTTTCGATGTTATTTCTTGGCTATTTTGTCTATTTTGTCGGCCAACTTTCTAAACGCGTTTGCCATATCCGATCGGTATATATTGCCTTCTTCGTCGTCCATATACGAGAGGTCTTCCATGCATTCATCTATCTTGGCGGTAAATCTAACATCATTTTCAGAAAGCGGCAGATCTACAACTGCAATCAATCGACCGTTACCGTCGAGTTTGATATAAAAATCCACACCGTTTGGGCACTCCTTAAGCGTTACGTCAACGCTATGCGAAACATCAATCATTATTTTTTCTTGTAACGTATGAAACATTAGACCACTCAAATCAATTTGGAATTGCGCTATTGCCTTGTCTATTCTGTCTGAGATTTTATTAAAATATACATCAGATTTGCAGTCTGACCCCAATTCAAAACTCGACAAATCCACGTCGCCGCTTGGTTTGTGATGCTTCATTTTCATTTTACATCCCTCCTATGGCTGCTGCGAGTCCCCCATGCCAGTAGACGAATGTCAGGTACTGGCGCTGCCCCGCGCGCTTCATGCGTTGCGCGCGGGTTTCTTGTTTATGTCGAAAGATCATTTTTCCTCTCGCTGTCAATTTCTTTTGATAGCGACTCGACTATTTCAATGCGACGGCCTAGCCATCTCATACAATTTACGGCCATTGAGTTACCAAGCGCCACATATCTGTCGGATTCCACATGCCCTGGAATGGCTGTGTATGCATCTGGAAATCCTTGCAGCCGTTCGCATTCCATCGGCGTCAGGCGTCTAGCTCCAAAGTCGTCTATAATGACCGGGCGCCTTTGCGCCCGGAGAGTATATGCCACGTTGGCCGAAAGCCCATCCGGCTCATTAACGTGAGGCTCTAGGGAATAGACTGGTTTCCCAACACTGCCTTCACTTCTGGCGGCAGCTCCTTGTTCTGTTGTTCGGCTCGGAGCAGGATTTGGCAGCATGCTTTCTTGCTCAAAAAGTACCGATGCAGCGCGTCGCCAGTCTCCAAGATGTCCGACAACGAACACACGCCGGCGTCGCTGTGGGACAGCTCGCTCAAACCCGTCCACTCGAACGTATTGAGCATCAAGCACTCGGTAGGCGAACCCATACCCGAGTTGGCCCAGACCCCCGAGGAAGGCTCCAAAATCCCGTCCTTGCCCGGACGACAATACCCCCGGAACATTCTCCCAAATGAGCCATTCGGGGCGATAGCGGTCAGCGATTGCAAGATAAGTGAGGCAGAGGTTCCCCCGCGGATCATCCAATCCAGCCCGGAGCCCCGTGACGCTGAATGATTGACAGGGCGTTCCTCCGACGAGAAGATTGACAGTTGCATCGGGCCATTCCTTGAATTTAGTCATGTCGCCCCAGTTTGGAACGTCTGGATAATGATGCGCCAACACGCGAGATGGGAAATCCCCAATCTCGGAAAATGCTGCGGGGCTCCAATTCAATGGAGCCCACGCAACACTGGCCGCTTCAATCCCTGAGCACACCGACAGGTACTTCATTTCACAATACGATCGGATATTCGCCATGCAATTTTTCAGACTGTCGCACCTTCTTGCCCTGGCGCCACAGGTTCCAGTATCGCAAGATCAGTTCCAATTTTTGTTCTCCATAGATCGGGATCATAGATGCCTGACTGTAGAGAACCGTCTCGATCAAGGGGCTGTCTTCTTTCCCCAATTCTCGCTTCAATTTTGTTGAAGACCTGACTGTCATGTTTTCACTGCGCATTTTGACCTTGATCATGTGATCTCGGAATTGCAGGATTGCATTGCCAGACGCCAAGTTGGCGCCGGTGTCTAGCGCATTAAAAAATTCACTGCACGCCTTCTTGTCTTTCTTCGACAAGACCATCCACGCAGTGACTGCCGACGACAATAAATAGCGTCTCACCCACCTGTATTTGATGGCGTTGACGCCTTCTCCAAGAACGTCTTCATATAATTCGCATTTATCCATCATGTATTGGTTACTGACAACCCCGGATCCTTTACCTCTGGCATATCGACGATCAGGCGAATCGATATAATTGATGTAAAGCGCCAAGGCGGCCGCGCATCGTCTCGTCTCGCCATGAGGCCAGCCAGTCGTGGTCATGATATCCGCCAATGTTCGGCTGTCCCCCTGATCAAATGATCGCATGACTGATCTGGGGTATCCAAACGCGGTCAACGACCAAATTGCCTTCTTCGAGTTCACGGCGGCAGCTAAACGGTTCTGGCCATCCATGAGCGTGTCATCATCCGCCAGAACGATTGTCTCGCCATTTTCGATGAACAAATCGTTAATGATATCCTTGGCGTATTTCGCAACTTTCTTTTCATGCAGGGGACGATTGTTTGGGTTCTTTTCCGTGTCCAGGTAATGCTTCGCCATTTCGGGCGTCCATTTGATTGGCACCGCAAATCGGCCAATCTTTTTGGTCAAGTCCTGGTAGTAGTGGATTTCATCCAAAGACCTGTTAAGCACCGGGCGATCAAATTTTTTGATCTCAAGCGCCTTTTGAAGCTTGTCTGAAAACATCGTAGTCATTTCCCATCTCCTGTTGTTAAGACTATTCCGACCTTACCAGCATAGCAGGAGCCAGCTTGGCGGCCATCTCCTTCACGCCCTCGTAGATCTGATCGACAGACTGCGGTGGCGTGTCCTTGGGCGCGAACTCGGCGCGGAAGGCGCGATAGTTGATTCCGTCGATGTGGCTGTCGACGTGCGTTGTGTTCACCGCCAGGCGCGCATCCTTCACCGACTCCATGATCGTCGCGATAATATAAGGCGTGATCTGCATATTGAGCTTTAGCGTTGAGATAGCTGCAGCTCGCGTAAAAGATTCTTCCACTCCACCATAGGCGGCTCCGCGCTCGACAAGCATGCCCTTGGCTTTTTCGATGTAATCACGATGATCCATGTTCAGTTCTCCAATTGCCACACAATGTGGCTTTTCTTCTCGTAATGCTTCTCGAGCAGCAGCCAATGCGTTGCCGCCCAGAGTGAGTTCGCCGTATGCCAGACGCCATTGACGCAGAAGTTTACGGGGTCGATCTTGCCTTCTTCAGCAAGTGAATTGATCGTCGGCCCATGGTTCGCCATGGTGCAGAGGATTAGGTCTGGTTGTTCCGCGATTTCGATCTCGTCCATTTCACACCTCCAATTGCTTCACCAGGTACCGTTCGGCTTTTGCACTCCACCTGGCGATCGACACCGGGCAGTCGAGTTCCATCTGCGATATTTCCCACAGCGCCATCGCGAATATCAAGACGTCGCCGTAAAACGAAAGAACATCTGTGCGCGGATCGAAATCGCGTAATTTGTCCATCACTGATGTCTCGAACTTATCGATCGCATCTTGGTCGTCAATCATGTCGTCGAAGATGGGGCTGTCGCACAGGTAGACGATCTGGTCCGCCAGCGTCAGCAAGTGCTGCGTGCCGAAGCGAAAATTTGGATTGCTTACCAGTACACGTTTGAATTTGTTCATAGTCCCTCGCCTTCCTCGAAAACGAGTTCGACCTTGATGCAGGCGATGCGGGGCAAGTGATAACTATCAGAGTGTTCCCGACTTGCGAATGCATCAACCATATCTTTACCATAAACATTCAGCCATACCGTTTGTTTGTGGCGCGGCTTGATTTCGATGAGATCAAGTTCCCTGCGGCTGGAATAATCTGTCCCATCCAAATTCCAAGTATGTTGAAACCAGACACAATCAGGGGATTTATACGCTCCATGCGCAGGCTGCAAAAGTCCTGTGTCTGTTGAGTAAATGCAAACCTCACGTCCGTCCCGCGTCCTGTACTTTTTATCCATGCTGATCATCTGAATCTCCTGTAAATCTTCCACCCGCCCCACACCAGCAGCAACACAACCGGCCCCAGCAGGATCGGGTTCAGCACCAGCGTGAATATGTAAACCCAAAATGCGGTTTTCATTTCGCAAGACCGCAGTAGCCATAGGTCTTGCTCATCTCGGCAAAACGAACATCGAGTTTCCATCTCCACATCATGCAAGCAGATGCGATGCAGCGGAAATCCCACGTCCCGTTTGTGCATTGGGCTTCCTGCATCACCGGAGTGATTGTCCGCGCCATCGGACACCACTTGGTTTTGGCTTCGTCTTCGGTCATTTCCATCTCCACTTGATGATGTAACACGCGCGCTTGTTGTTAGACCATTTGCTGTTTTTGATATTTGGGTGTTCTCGATAATGGAAAGTGCCGACGTATTGATGGCGCATCCCAGAATAGTTTACATATTCCAAAACGACTGCATACGCATCTCCCACGAACGGCTTTGCCCACCACGGATTGCCAAAGTCTGTCGAAAGACCACCCATATCAATCCTCCGGCCAGTGGATTGAGCCGAAGGCGATAGCGACAAGGGCAGCCGATCCCGATAAAATCGGATCATGAGTCAGGCCCTGTACGATGATGGCCATAATTGTGTGGCCAATAGCCAGACTAGCCAATATTCGGTTTATCATCTCACCCTCCACATCTTGGCTTGACGGTGATCGTTGTGCGCAGCGATGTCCGGCTGCAAAAGCCGATATTCTCCTGCGACAGCATTTCGCGGACTTTTTTGGTATCAAGCGTCGTGGACTCGGACAGCGACACCTTGATCACGGCGAGGTCGCCCTTAATGATGTCGAGCCCGGTCGCAAGGATCTCCTCCCGCGCTTTCTTCAGCAGCGCGTCAATCTCGTCGGCGCGGGCCTTCAGGGTGGCGTAGCGGTCGGCGAGGTGCATGTTGTCGAGGGAGTCGGTCATTTGCTGTCTCCTGTTTGCGGGTAGTCATGGGATTATAGGCTATGTTGACGGGGTGTCAAGCGTTTCCATCAAGGCTTTGAGAACCTCCGCCGCGAGGACTGGCACGATGGCGTTCCCGGCTATACGCCAAAGATCGACACGGCCTGGGAGTGCGTCGACAAGCAGATCGGGGCCTAGGACTTTTGTGATGGCTTCTTTTTCTTCCGGCGTAATAGCGCCAAGGTCGTCACCGCCACCCAGCGATCCGGGAAGCCCATCAACCAGCAGGCGAAGCCCGGATTTGGTGCGCCGCGCTTTGCCGTCGTGGCAGGCGATCCATTCGGCGTCGGACCAGAAAGAGCCGCTGTCGCCGCCATACGCTGCACCAATGGAATCCCCGTATCGTGCGGCCGAATAGTCCCGTTGCCCCGCGACGAATCCTGAACCGTCGGCGTCGGCCACGTCGCCGCCATCTGGCGCGGCAACTGATCCAGGCGCGAACGCCCGTCCTCCCGTTCCGTCGACATGCCGGGGCTGTCCTTCCAGTCGCGCGTCGAGGGCGTCACCCACGTCGCCCTGTGCATCTGCGACGGCAGCGGCGTTCCGCCCGCTCCGAAGATCTGGTTCGGTCCGCCCTTCGCTCCGTCCGAGGCTCGGGGTGTTGACCAGTTCGCCAGATGCAGCATCGCGTTTTCCAAATTCAACTGCGCCTTCGATCCGTCCGTTCGCTTGCGCTGCGTCACCGCTTCCTCGAACGTCATCGTGCGCCCGCCTGTCGGGCAGTTCGGCGTCGGCCATCGCGCTATTGCCATCGCCGTCTGCAGTGAAATCCCTGTCTTGCTGCGGTCGAATTTTGCAAAATCCGGTCCCGCGTTCGATGACTTCGGCGTCGGCCACGGCGCACCAGTAGAGCCGATTGCGGATGTGGGGGGCGTCCACGGCGCAAGCCGGAATATCGTATGCCCAGCAGGTGTAGCCTTCCGACGCCAGATCAGCGCGGACTCCGTCGAGCCAACCATACCCAGCCGCTCCGCTAACCTGTTCCCCAACGAGGACTCGAGGTCGAACGGCCCGGACCAATCGAAATAGGTCGGGCCACAGGTGCCGTTCATCAGCAGTTCCGGCCCCTTTGCCTGCTTGCGAGAACGGCTGGCACGGACAGGACGCGGACCAAAGAGGTCTGTCGTCAGGCCACCCGGCGAGGCGGGCTGCGACGGACCAGAGGCCGCCGCCTGCGAAGAAGTGGGCTTGCGTGTAGTGTTTGATGTCATCTGGATTAATATCCTTGATCGAACGGCTTTCTACAATGCCTGGCGCTATGACGTTATGTGCGATCTGTTCTTTCAGGACAGCCACACAAGCCCCGTCAATCTCGTTGTAGAAGGCTGTCACTTCACCCGCCCCACAATCCAGTCCTTCGCAGCGCCCAGGCTGTCGGTGTAGGTGATGTCCCCGCCGGCCGTCAGGCAATGATATGCCTGCCCGTGGCCGACCTTGCGTTGGACCTTCTGGATCCACCCGACGATCTTGCCGAAATATTCGACGTGCCAGATGTTGTGTTCGGCTTCAGTGAGGACGATGGGGTTCTGAGTCATTCCCTGCTCCTCAAGTCCGTCCATTTCGATCCAAAGAGGACGCGCGTCCAGAAACGCTGCCATGCTGTTGGACTCGGTACATTATCGGTTATCCGGATTACGAGTTGGCCGCCGCCAAGAAAGTCCCACTGCCATGTTTCTTTTGGCATTTTAATACTGGATGACGGGGCTGGAAACTCCAGATCGTAGCTGTTCCATCTTGCTGGCCTGTCGAGGTCCGGTTCACTCATTTCTCATCCTCCCTTTTCTTCCGCGCTTCCACCATCCACATCGGCTCCCAGTCAATGATCATCTGGCGCAAGTCTTCGAGCGGAATGTGGCAGACGCTTTCTTGCGTCATCTTGATAAATCCGACACCATATTTCAGCACATCGTTGAACATAAGCGAGGCCTCCTTTTCCAGGATTTCGGCCATGGTGCGCCTGATTTCTTTTTCGTCGGTCATCGTACAGCCTTCCCGTATAATACCTCCAGAACCTCTCCCAGCAGCTTCATTTCATCGCTGTTACACTCTGCGGTGCTGGCGAGGAAATCCTCGACGTCTTTGAGGGTGGATTCCAGCGTCTCAATACGGGCGGCAGCGTCCCGCATATCTTTTGGATAAATGTGAAATTTCCCCGCCGCGCACCAGCGCAATCTTTTGGCAGGAGGCAACTTGTTCCATTGCCTCACTGTATAATTCCCAAATTCGTCTGGTTTGATCTTCATGGCGCATCCTCCCCATACAAGATGGCCCGCACCAGCACTAGAAGTTTCATTTCTTGGTTCGGCACGTAGCCATCCTGATCCATGTCGCAGTCTGCGACGCCGGAGAGGTAGTCCTCGACGTCTTTGAGGGCGGACTCCAGCGCCTCGATGCGGTTGGCGGCATCTGCGCAAACATCTGCAGCACAAGCGATATCACCAGAGCAAGGGCCGCCGCTCCGTAGTTCGTCCAGAATTTCGCTCATGGCTTTTCTCCATTGAGGGCGGCGCAATCTGGCAGAGCGGCCCAATGAGTTGGAATACGTTTTCCCCGCCCTGGCGACACCAGCCACGCAGGAACTCCCTTGAACTCACCCCAAACAATCATATCAATATTTCCCGTTTTGTTCAGACCAAGAATGCGCCTGTCCTTTGGTGCGCATTCAATCGGCTTCCATTCACAGTGATATTGCGCAGACATCTCCAGCGATTCATTTAATCTGCGTATCCACTCTTCTTGATTTGAGATACGCTGCCGCAAGGCTTGATTAACCCTATGAAGCCGCGCATTCTCCATCACAAGGTCGTTCATTTCTTGCCTCCGATGATCGCGGCGCGTACATTGTCATATTGATCTTTTGCTGCCTCTTTACACATAAGGCATTTATTCCACGCGCAATCTTGTACGGCGAAAAGCGCCGCACTGGCGGACTCCAGCGCCGCCTCTAGCGACTCGATGCGGGTGTCGTACAAATCAAGATTCTCCCTTAATTGTCCGACTATTCTTTCTTTTGGCTCAAGCGCCTCACGCAGCCGCCTACATTCTTCCTCGCATCTTCCAAGAAGAATATTCAGAGCTTCATTCACGTCGCACAGTTCCTCATAGCTCGGGAAGCCAGCGCCTGGGCTTTCGGCGGCTTGGGGATCGTGGTGGACGTAGCGGGTGAAAGTTTTCACATCATCCTCCATATAACCAGCGCCGCCACGCAGCACAGAACAAACCAATAATAATCGCGGATGAACTCAAACACGACCAGCACGAAACCGATAAAGATCGCCGCGAAGAACGGATACGTCACGACAGCTGCCAGCAGGATGATGGCGACGGTAACGGCTGCGTCCATCACAGATGCCCCCACCTATCCCGGCGTTTCCAGCCCTGCTCCTTGGCAGCCGCGACGAACGTGTCGGGGTAGTTCTGTTGCTCGTCCAGCGCAAGCCGCATAGCCTCCGTGGGCCTGATGGGCGAGCTGTCAGCGTCGGTAATCTCGACGTCCTCGACTTCAGGCCCGTTGTCGCCCATGCCGAACCAGACCGTCAGCTTGGGCTCGGCCTCGAGGTCTTCGACGCCGTCGTTGTACTCGTAGATGGGGAAGATTGTGATGATGTAAGACATTTGCGATTTCCTGTCAGAGTTTGAAGCCGTTGGCGTAAAGGAACTGGATGTCACCCGGATCAATAAAACACAAAGCCATGGGATGCTTGTTGATGTAGGCCTGCAACCGGACATGATTGGCCGGCGTCGGGTTCTTTCGGAAGGCTTCAAGCAATTTGGCCATTTGCGATCTCCGTTTGCGTATGGTGAACAAGATGGATCAGATTTGACGGGTTGTCAAGTCGCCTTCCTCACCTTCGGCGTCAGTCGCTCCATCTGCTCGTGCGTGATCTCGCCCCTCGATGCCCGCACCAGTGCGAACCTGTGCCGGTGCGGGATCGTATTACGATGTTTCCACTGATGCGCAGTGTAATAATCCACGCCCAGCTTGTCCTGCGCAATCTCGATCACTCGGTCCCAGTTCATTCGCTTACAATCCCCACTCTTTTCTTGCGACGGTTCCATGCAAAGATGGCACCTTCGCGTGTCGTCCAATAAGCCGTTTTGACTTCACAGCCTTCTTCTTCGCTATTGCCATCATTGGTGCATTTAACCCAGTGGCGCTCCCTGTATCCTGATAAAGGCGAACTGCGTAAATATTTAGCGGCCGAGTAACAAAATGGACAGGTCTTTAGTCCATCTGGATTCGGGGGCTTTAGGGGCTTTGGTTTTCTGATGATTGGCTGTAAATTATCTGTCGCAAGCCCCAAATCATCCAGCACTTCCATGATGTGATTGAGCATTCTTAACCCGCAACCGGGAAGACGCAAAATTGCGGCGCGAGATGATTTTTGAATATCGCCAAGCGTTTCAAACTCTCTCGTCCCATAATAGGAATAAGACAGCGAATTTAATGCGCGCGTAGCAAATCCGGCGTCTTCGATTTTGATGTTTGCGTTGTCCATGGCCTTACCTTTCACGAAAACGAATCGCCGAACTCACGTCGAATGGCCGCCTTGCCAAGCGGCATGTCCTTCAGATCGCCAAGCGCCGACATATACAGGTCGATCATCTCCTGCTGCGCGCGATGCTCGTCCGCGTCCATCTTCCGGATCGCGATGATCTTCCGCAGGATCTTGACGTCAAAGCCAGTACCCTTGGCCTCCGCATATATTTCCTTGATATCCTCCGCAATGACAGCCTTCTCGGCCTCCATGCGCTCGATACGCTCGATGAACGATCGAAGGTGTCCCGCGTCCAACCCGTTTGATCCGCCTAATGCCATGTTCGTCTCCTGTTCGTAAAAGTAAGAGGGGGCTCGCGCCCCCTCTCGTTCGCTCAACCGAAGTCGTCAACCTCTTCCAAGGCAGGAGCCGGCTTCTTTGCCGCTGGCGCGCTCACCTGCGTCGAACCCGTCGAGGGAGGCGTACGAGACGCCGCGGGCGCTGCGGCGGCCGCAGGCGCCCCCCGCGGCGACGCCACGAGGTCTTTCGGTCGATCCACCCAGGCCACGATCGTGAACACGGGCTGGTAGTTCGTCGACTTCGTGCCCTTGCCTGAAGACTCGATCGGGATCGTGTCCTCAAGCTCGACGACCGGCAGTTTGCCCCTGTTCTTCACGACGCCGGCCGTGTACTGGTCCTGCAAAATATCGATGCCCTTCAGCAGCGACACGGCAGTGCCGGCCAATTCACGGCAGTCGCCGCCGACCTCCTTCGACAGCTTCACAATCACCCGCACGCCATGCCGGTGTTCAGGGCTGGGCTGCGCCGGTAGCGGAGTTCCAAATGGAACCATCACAAATCCGGGGGCCTGACCGGCCGCAAAATGAATCCAGCCGACCTCCATATTCTCGAAGTCGAACACCGCTTTGAAATTTCGTGTGATGTCATGCTGGGTCGTTTCGCCGTCCGCACGATCAGCGCGGAACATGCGGCCAGCCCGCGCGTCATACTTGATGATCGGCAGGAAGTCGCCGCCGCCCTTGTTCCCGTATTCAAATCCCAATGCCATTGTCATCACTCCAGATTGCGGTTATCTGGCCAACCGCTCGCCTTCGCCCATGTGGGCAGAACTTCAAATTCCCCAAATCTTGTACGCTTCAGCACGCGCGGCTGGGTCTGACCAATAAAAGGAATCAAAATCGGGCACCATCAATGATGCCAGTTCCATCGGGTCGTCGCTGCGCGCCAAAAACCTCTGGATCGTCATCCCGATCTTCCCCAACGCTTCAACGTGCTGGTCCGCGTTCTCAAGTCGATATGTCGCAACTTTCTTCGGCGTCACATATGTTACGCGCGGGTCGGCATTCCCTCGCGCGGCACGATACAGCGCCACCTGACGCGCGTGGTTGATCGATATCTTCGACGGCAGCGCGTGCGTCGTCTTGATGTCCGTCAACACGCCATGATCTTCCCATTCAAGGTCGAAGTACCCGATAAAGGGAACTTCCAGTCCCTCGAACTGATACTCGATCTTCCCCTGCGTGGCCGATGGCTTGCCGTAGGGCAGCAATTCCTTCAGGCCCTGCTCGACCATGCCAGCCAGACCTGCGCGCTCCTTATCAACACGTGGGTCCGTCGTCAGCGACACAAGCTTCTCAAATTTCTCACGCGCAACGTCCTGACATTCCTTCAGGCTCGCGCCCGTCATCAAGCCATGCACAATTCCATCTTCAACGGCAGTCCCACGATGCGCGGCCGGGCCAACGCTGAACCGTTTCTTCATCAATCGTTCCAATATAAACAGACCCGGCGCGCCAATGAACTGGTTGCAGGCTGATGGAGAAAGGTGCTTGATGCCGTGCCGTTCGAAGGGGTTCATGGGTTCTCTTTCTTATCCAGCCGCGTCGCCCTCCGCTTGGCGCTCCTCTCGGCTCGCTTCTCTGGGGTTTTCAACGCCCAGTGATTTGCCTTGCGCATTTTTGCGCAGGTAACGCAAATTCGTGTTTTTTTAATGTGATCTCGATCTGCCCATGCAAACCTTACATTCTCCCCACTTAACACATGCCCATGTTTGCAAATTTGTTGTTTCGGCTTTCGCAATTTTACGTGCCTTGCAAACTCGTGCGTTATTATGTCAGTGAACTCTGCGTCATCCATAGCTGTCTGCCTATTTTCCATCTCCATATCCCAAACACTACCGCGCGTTAAACATTCTGTCAACCGACATTTTACAGATTGTTGAGATTGACAAAAAATTAAATGGCGCTTACTTTTTTTATCTCGAACAAGGAAGCCTCCATGATCATTCTCGGCATCGACCCCGGCCTGTCGGGCGCACTTGCATTCTTCAATACCGACGCCGGCCACTTGTCCGTCCTCGACATGCCGACTGTCGAACTCAAACGCAACAGCAAGACCAAGCGCGAAGTCAGTCCAGCGCAACTCGCAGAGTTCATCCGCATGGGGAATGTCGATCATTGCTTCCTCGAGAAGGTTAACGCCATGCCCGGCCAAGGCGTCAGCAGCGTTTTTGCATTTGGGCGCTCGACAGGCATGATCGAAGGCGTCCTAGCGGCCTTGAAGATCCGCACCACCATGGTTCAGCCGCAAGCGTGGCAGAAGGCCGTGGGGCAGCGCCCCGGCAAGGATGGATCCCGCCAGCGCGCGGCAGAACTCTTCCCGGTCTACGTGAACCTGTTCGCATTGAAGAAGCATGATGGCCGCGCTGATGCGGCGCTGATTGCATGGTATGGAGCGACACGCTAAAAGAAAACGCCCCCACGTCGCGACACGCAGGGGCGTTGATAGGACCCGAAGCATTGGAGCTGCCCGGTGACACACGATATAGCACGCCAGAAGAATGCTGTCACTATCTCTGGTGACAATACACAAAAATCAAAGTCGTCCTTGCTGGAATCGCTGTTCCCGCACCCCGGCCCCCCGCCAAAACGCCCGTCAATTCCCGAGCATCTCGATCGCCACCATTGCCAACACATCCGCAGTCGTTATGTTCGCCGCTTCTTCAGCAATGGCAGCGAGCGTTTCGGTATCCAGTGCCTCTCATGTGGATATGCGGACGTGCAATCATGGCTCGGTGCGAAAAGAGCAGCCGAAGTTTATCAATGCTCGCCTGAAGACTGGCAAGAATATGACGATGAATTTACGGAAAACAAAAATCATGAATTGCATATGTTTTTTTATCAAAAACATTACAGCCAGCAGTCAAAAACAAACGAGTGGTGGGTCTGGTATGGGAAATATCTGAAAAGCGCAGCGTGGAAGAATCTTCGCGCCTTGATACTCAAGCGTGATAGCGGCAGGTGTGTGATCTGCAAGGCCAAGGCTGATGAAGTGCATCACCTGACGTATGATCAGGTTGGATATGAGCCGCCAGAAGATCTTATTTCAATCTGCGATCGATGCCATAACACCATTCACCCATCCAAAAATTCGCGTGGGGAGTGATGTCAATGTCATCGGCTGAACTTCTCACCATCTCAAAGCCAGACCCAGACACCATGCGGGAACATCTCGAGTTCTTGTTTGGCGGCGCTATCCACGGTTTTCAAGATGGCCTCATCGAACTCGCATGGACAGACCCCAGACCAAACGAGGCTGGGCTTTATCCCCTGCGCCACGCTCAACTCTACGGCACTGACAAGACCGACGATCTCGTCGAGAAGGCCTGCAGGCTGAACGCGAACGCCAAGACAAACGTCTACATTGGCGCGGCGCTGCGACACCCGCACACTGCCCCCTTCGGGCGCACGACAGACGCCGACTTTTTCGCCGCCACGGCCATGTGGGCTGACCTCGACGACCCTGCGTCCAATTCCGAAGCCAAGAACCGCTTCACCGAGTGCCGGCCGTCTTTTGTGGTCTGCACCGGCCGCACGCCAACGCCGCGGCATCAATTGTGGTGGCGGCTGTCCGAGCCGGTCACTGACCCCGCCGAGGTCAATGCATCCCTGCGCGGCATCGCCAAGCGCCTGCAGAGCGACCCGACCGTCACGAACCCCGGCCGCATCATGCGTCTGGCGGGATCGATCGCGTGGGACGTCAAGGATGGCCGGGTGCCGGAACTGACGTCTGTCGTGACACTCAAGACGCCCGGCGACCATTCCTACCACATCGAGCAGATCAATCAGGCATACCCTCCAGACGGCGAGGGGCAGCCGTACAGCGTTGCGCCGCACGAGCATGGCCCAGACGTCGGCATCGTCAGGCAGACAAACAGTCTGGGGCTCGACATCGGCAAGGTCGTCGATGGCCGGGAAAAGTACATGCGCGACGTTTTGTGCGCCGTGCTGGTCGAGATGATCGCCACCACTCAAAAGGTTCCGACCTCCGACGTCCTCTGCGAGGCGGCGTGGCCAATCTACGAGCAGAACACAGACCTCTCACGAGCGGGCCGCAACAGGCCCGAGTTCGCCATGAAGGCCAGATCGACCCTAAACAGGTTCTCTCAAGGCAAGATCAAAGGGGCGCGAGACATTCAGGAGGCCACAGAAAGCTACCGCGCCAGGCAGGCGGCAGATGCGGCAAAGTTCAGGGGCGGGGAGGGCAGGTCGACCTTCTCCCCTTTCGACGCAGCTAATATAGACCTGCGCGTGGACCCCGAGACGGGCGAGGTATTTAACGCCTCCACCGGCCAGTCTGCGGCGTCTCCAGCAGACCCCCTCCCAGACGTCCCCAACATCACCGCAGAGGCCAAGAAACGCATCAGCCTCATCCCGTGGGGCGACCTGGCTGACGAGCCTGTCAGGTGGCTTGTAGACGGCCTGCTGCCAGCCAAGTCCTTCTCTGCCATCTATGGCCGCCCAGGGTCTTACAAGAGCTTCCTGGCCCTCTACATCGGCGCAATGATTGGATGCGGCCGACCCGTATTCGGCAAAGCGACCGTGGCTGGCGACGTCGTCTATATAGCTGGCGAGGGCGGCGCTGGCCTCAAGCGCAGGCGTGACGCTCTGATCGAGCAGCACGGCATCACCGAGCCAGTCCGCATGCATTTCCTCAAGGCGCAGCTTAACCTGCGCAGCACAGATGCGGACCTGATCGCGCTGCTGCAGGAAATGGCGTCCATGAATATCAAGCCGTGCCTGATCATCATCGACACCCTCGCCCGAGCCTTCGCGGGCGGCAACGAGAACGCCCCCGAAGACATGGGCGCATTCATCTCGATCATCGGGGCGATGCAGGAGGCGACAGGCGCGGCCGTCATGGTCGTCCACCACAGCGGCAAGGACGAGGCCAAGGGCCTGCGCGGACACTCATCCCTGCTCGGCGCAGTCGACACTGAACTCGAATGTAAGAAGACCTCGTCCGAGGAAAGTCAGGAGCGGAAAGGAATATTGTCCGTTACCAAGCAGAAGGATGGCGAGGACGGGTACGGGCTGAACTTCGAAATGGCACTCATCAACCTGAGCCAGATCGACCCCACCAAGACGTCCCTGGCGGTCGTCCCGGTGGATGGCGACGTCGCCGCAACTGGCAAGCGCCGGCGCGTCACGCCCAACGATATGGCGGCGTTCAAGGCGCTTGAGGCGGCGATCGGCGAGGCCGGCGAATCAGTCGGCATCCCCCAGGTTCCGAGCGGAAAACGGGTGGTGAAGACGTCTCTGTGGAGAAATTTCTTTTTGTCCCAATCTCTGGACGACGAGAAGGGCCAGGAGCAGGCCAGAAAAGCGTTCCGGAGGTCATCCGAGAGGCTTTTGTCCCATGGGACAATTGGGACACATGCTGGTTATTGTTGGATTTCAGAGGCTTAGAAGCAAATGGGACACTCGGGACACATTGGGACAAGTAGGAAAGTGTCCCAAGGACAAAGGCGGCGGCGTTGGGACACTTGGCACTTGTCCCAAAGGCCCCCCCCCCGTAAGGGGGGGGCCTGAAGTGTCCCAACCCGATGTGGGCTTGACGTCCCAATCTTTTTTGGCGTAGAAATCTGGAGCAAACTGAAATGGCAAAATCGAAGAACTTCCAATCCTCAA